TTTTCTCCACGGCCACGAACACGAATCCCTTGATAAAGCCGCCAGTCGCCACCTCAACGCCGTCCTGATAGAAAGCGCTCTGCATGTGGTAGCGGTAATTTGCGATGCTCCGGGCAAACTCCTTGGGGCTTGCATCTTCCGTGGACTTCAGGTCCACAATGATTCCCAGGTCCTGCCGGTAGAAGTCAGGGCGGCACCGGCAAAGCTCGCCGCTTTGTTCGTCATGCCACCAGCACGAGCCTTCCGCGATTCCTGGGCCTGAGAGTAGACGGCTTGCCGCCGGATGTGCGCGGACACTGGCTACCATACCGCTCAACATCTCGCCTTCATCGGCGGTTACGATTTCGGCCCCGGCGTTTTCGAGGCAGAAAGCCTCCCAGGTCGCCTTTCCGTCCTTGGTCCGCTTGTCGCAGACAGGGGCCACGGCGATGCGCACCCTCCCCGGCTCCAGCACGAGGCCGTGGAAGAGGGAACCAATACGCATTGCGGCGGTTTCCTTTCGCGGCGTCGTGAGGGATGCCAGGTAGTGCGCCGGAGACCTTGCGAACTGGTCAAGCTGGCTTTTGCTGACCGAGCCGTGCCGGTGGTATTCCTCAATCGGGATGTTCGGGATGATCCCCGAGCGGGTCAACGTCGCCGTGTCCGCAAGTTCAAGTTTCAGCATTTTGCTTCCCTCCTCGTATTCTTCCGTATCGCCCTGCGCAGTATCTCAGCCGCCACAATCGCGTGGCCGGGTATCTCGATAACCGGGGCCTTGTTACTGATACCGAGCGCCGCCAAAACGACCCTCAATTCGTGGTTGCTCATCTCTGCCTCCGTTCCAGTGCGTCGATTAAGGGCTGTACCGGGCAACCCGTCGCGTTCATCACATCCCACATGGATTCAATCTCCCGCTTCGATGCGCCCATCAGGATTTCGAAGTTGCGGGCCTTGCGCTTGAGTTCGACAAGCTCGTCGGTGCCGACCAATGTTTCGGACTCATTCTGTCTCTTCACTTCGGCCAGAAAGCGGCGGTCAAAATCGTCGTAAAATAGGTTCATCTTGCTACTCCTTTTCTAGTCCGTAGCCGTTGTAGTCAGCCCACTCTTCCAACTCGTTGACAGTGAAAACATCCTCCGGGGACAGATTGCCCCGTATCCAGTCAATGGCACGCTCCAGTAAGTCCATCGGCATGATTGCGTCTTGAAAGTCTTGTTTTTCCCTTGCAGTGATAGACATAAAGCCTCCTTGGTTGTTTTCCTTTGACGGGAAGGGCGAAGCGGGAAGGAGGTCCCGCCCTGCAATGCGGCACCGCCTCGCCCCTCCCATCAAAGGAAAGGCCCGTCTCGTGGGCCAATCGGCACAACCCCGGCAGGAGGCCCAGGCGCATCGGTGAAAATTGGCGCGTGGGTGGTAACCGTGTTGTGCTGCCTCCGTTTAACGCCACGGTGGGCTTGGCGTATGCTGTTCCCGTGATCAGAAACCTATATCGTGCCCGTAACATGCCCCAGAGCAATACACATGATGCTCTACAAAGTAGGCTTCGTTTTCGTGGACTTCTTTTCCGCAATATTCACATGGAACATAGCCGTCGAATTCTTCATATATACCGTGGCCTTTTGACGGGAACTGGTCTTTAGTTGGGTCAAAAATTGTTCCGTCTTGTTTTTTACACCACCAGTGCTGATTTTCTGTGTTCCAAATAGGGCAGAAATACCAACCGCGAACCATGAGTAAAGTTGAGTCTTCTTTTATCGCATCCTCACAGTATTCTTTGCACTTGCCGCGATACTTCATATAACCAGACTGTTCGTTGCAACTTAATTCCATTCTTCATCCCTCCCATATTTGCGCTTTGGTTCCCGCCCCGAAGGGCGGTTTCAAATCACAAAGTCTTGTCGTTGGTTTGATTTTGTATCCGCGATCCATCCACACCCGTGGCGATCTGCGGAGTTGTTAGAACCGGAGCCTGGGCCTGGAAGCCGCTGATCTCTGCCGGTCGGTTGGATTCGTTTTTCAAGGATCAAGTTCGTCTTGAGTCCAGAACTATAAAAAAAATCACACCTCGTCAATATTTATTTTGAGAAAAAAAACATAATCTGAAAGATTTTTCTTCGACTCCACTGCTTGCGTTCTTGCGAAAAATATCATAGACGCAATTCCATGAGCACATTTACACTGAAACAAATCAGGGCCGACGCACAAGCATGGATTGACCTACCGGGGAACTCAAGACATCAGCTTGCGCGATTGGCTGGCGTCGAGTGGGCGAGTCTTGACCGATTTTTGAGCGATGAAACCGTGGGGCTATCGGGCAAGACGATTGAAAAAATCTGGCCGATAATTTATCGAAAGGAGGGTGACGCCGCATGAGCATGAACATGTTCCGCATTTATGACAAACCCTGCGGCGACCTAATCTGCACCGTGGCTGGCGACATCGAAACCGAGACACAAGCCCTTGAGTTGGCGCGGAAGAACGACTGGGTGTCGCAGCAGATGACGAGCGAGGCGTGCGCGTTTCCGTGTGAGGAGGTGGGGGAATGGTGATGAATGATGTGCCGGAGTCGGCCAAGACTCAGCGAGAACGCATCCTTGGGCACCTGAAAGAAGGGCTACCTATCACGGCTCACCGCGCCCTGTATGGGTATTCTGTCGCCAGACTGGCCGCACGCATCCATGATCTGCGTCAACTCGGCTGCCAGATTGAGAAGCGGATGGTGGAAGTGGCTACTAGGGACGGGCGGCGGGCAAAAGTGGCGGAGTATTTTTTGGACGGTGCGGCATGAACATCTACAAAATTTACGCATCAGCGACAGGCGAGGACCATGTTTGCACAACCATGGCAGACGGGCCGGTCGAGGCGATGGAGATGGTCAGGACGGTGGCGTGCGTGGAGTGCTTTTTGACGAGTACGGCTTGGGCGGAACGGGTGGAAGAATGAGCCCACTATCTTGGCTCTTGGTCGCGCTCTCATGGATCGGCGCTTTCGTTGTTGGCAAGTGGTCAAGGGATCAGATTTCTGCCGCGCTGGTCGAGGTCGACGCATGGGCAGATAACCGAGCCTTCATGCTCTGTGCTCGCGCCATTGTCGCCTACGAATTTCAGCGAGGCAGGCATATCGGCCCGTCCATCAAATATGCGCTTAAGATCATGCGCGGCGGTTCAAGATGACCACCATCCTTGTCAAATCTGACAACCTTGCACCGGTAAAAATCAAACTTTCCGAGCCGTCAGAATCTGGCCTCTATCAAGTCGAGATCAACCGCCGCCGTCAGAACCGCACCGGCCAGAAGCAGACTCTTTATTCCCGCGAGAACATCATCGGCATGATCTGTGACGCCCTGGGATGGGATGCTGAAGCGTTGGATGTTGAGCCTGTTCCGCCGGTGCAGATCAGGAAAGGGGCGCGGGTGACGGCCACGGCTTATGATGAGGATTTATTCCCCAGGAGGCTGAAGACTTCGACGGTGTCAAAGCCGTTTTTGGATTATCGCGGTGTGTGGCGGGTGTTCTGTCTAGGTGAAAAGAAAGCGGTGAAGTTGGATTTGGTGACGGTGGAATGAAAAAAGCCCCGGAGCTTTCAAAGGGCAACCCGGGGCAACAGGCAAAGGTCGCGGAACCTATAACCTTGAGGTAATACATGAACTATCGGCCTGATTTTGTCAACTTGGATGTGTCATTGGGCAACACTGATTTTCGCGTCATGACCTGCAAGAAATGCGGACTTGTGGCCAAACCAATCACCAACGGACAGAGCAATCCTGTCCACGGTTACAAGCTGTTCTGTTCGTCCTGCAACACATGGATTGGGTGGAGCGGGAAGTCCAAAGAACTGAAGAACGAGCGGGGAGAGCGCCAAGTCTCTTCCCAGTGGTCGGCCAAGCGGCTTCAGATTGAAACGTGTCAGTGCTGCCTGCGGTCCCTTGAGAAACTTGGCGACAACGAGAACCTTGAGATCCACCACGTTACCCCCGTCAAGGATGGCGGCGCGGACACCTTGGACAACATCTGGGTGCTCTGCACGACTTGCCACAAGGAAGTCCACCACCGGCGCGTTTACTTCAATGGCCATATGGAAAAGTTCTTCAAGGCGTATCTTGCCGTGCAGCGCCGTAACGACCTGCAAGGGGTGGTGAATGAGGGCTAGAAACATCAAGCCCGGATTCTTCGAGAACGAGAAGTTGGCTGAACTTCCTCCCCTCACAAGAATCCTTTATATCGGACTGTGGTGCTACGCTGACAGGGAGGGTCGCTTTGAGTGGAGGCCCAAAAGAATCAAGGCAGTAATCCTCCCTTACGATGACTGCGACATAGACGAAATGCTGATGTCATTACATGTCATGACATTTCTTGGCATGTACGACACACCCAATGGCAAGGTCGGTTTCATACCAAAATTCAAGGAACACCAGAACCCGCACCCCCATGAGGCAAAGTCTAAACTCCCCGCAAAAAGTGAATCAAATCAATGTCATGACATGTCATTACATGTAAGTGACAAGTCAGTGGAATGTAATGCTGATTCTCTGATTCCTGATTCATATAAGAATACCCCCCTACCCCCCAAGGGGGATGAGGGCACAAAGCCAAAACGAAAAAGAGCGCCCAAGGATTTAGGCTCGTACACCACCGACTTTGAAAAAGCGTGGGGGGCATACCCACGCAAAGATGGGAAGCGTAAAGCATTCGAGGCTTGGCAGAAAGCTCTTACCCGGGACATGCCCGCAGAGAACATGCCTGCGCATATCGAGTCCCGCAGCTTCGAGCAGGATTGGCGCAAAGATGACGGCCAGTTCATCCCCCACATGGCCACATGGCTCAACCGTGACGGATGGCTCGACGAGGGTGCGACGATCACGGCGTGCAGGAAGGACGAAGAGGGCGACTTCTGGGATGTCGGGTTTTACCACGATGCCCCAGATGAAATGCCGAAGCCCGGGGAGGTGTTGCCATGAGCTGCCTAAATATGGCCCTTGAGATGGTGCGGGCTGGAAAGAGCATCATCCCGATCCAGCCGAAGGGAAAGAAGCCTGCGCTTCCGAAATGGGAAGAGTTTCAAGCCCGGGTCGCCACGGAAGACGAAGTTCAAGCCTGGTTCAAACGCAATCCCGAAATCAACATCGGCTTGGTCTGCGGCGCTGTCTCCGGCCTGGTCGCGGTGGATGTGGACGGCGAAGAGGGCCAGACTTGGTTTCGTCAGAACATGCCGCGTCCAAACTGCTACCAGTACACCAGCAGCAAGTCCAAGTTCCACGCCTTCTATTCACACCCAGGGCACAGAGTAGCGCCAGCGGTCAGGATAGCCCCCGAAGTGGATGTGCGAGGGGATGGCTCCTATGTCGTATTCGCTCCCTCGGTCCACGCATCGGGAGCCGTTTACACCCTGCACTACCTCCAAGGGTTCGCCGGTTGGGAATCGCTCGTTGCCTGCCCCGATCTTGACCAGTTCAAGCAGCAGCAGGACCGGCCCGCCCGGGAAGCCGCAGCTTCGCTCGATGCCCCGGATGGCGCACGGAACCAGACACTGACCCAGTTGGTCGGGAAGTGGTTTGGCAAGGGCCTTACCCGGGACGAGGCTATGTGTTTCGCTCTTGGCTGGAACGAAAAGCACTGCCTCCCGCCGCTGCCCGAAAAGGAAGTCGAGCGCACCGTGGACAGCGTTCACAAAACGCATGGCAATAATCACCCGATGTCGCTGAACACCGACGGCATCAGAAAATGGATCATGGCGATACCCGGGCAGTTCCGCGTGGCCGACATGGATGCAGAATTGGGCATCAAGGACAAAGACGACAAACTGCAAAGAACGGTTATTCTCGAAGATTTGTGCAAAGAAGGCATGATTGAGCGTGTCGGCCAGGCGCGCGGCGTTTATCGCATCCGCGACCGCAAGATGAACGTGCTTTCAATCGACGCCTGTGAAGAGCCGGAAGTTGATCTGTGGTTGCCCTTCGGCCTCAACCGCAACGTGAAGGTGCAGCAAAAGAACATCATCATCGTCGCTGGGGAAACCAACGCTGGCAAAACGTCCCTGCTTATGAACATGGCGTGGATGCAGGCGAAGGAAAGCAACAGCAGATACCTGTGTAGCGAAATGACAGGCCCGGAGTTGAAGTCAAAGACAATTTCTTTTGGGCACATGGACAGGTGGCAGCGTGTCGAGTTCGTGGAGCGCACGCAAGGCTTTCACGATGTGATCTTGCCCCACGGCGCGACCTATATCGACTACCTCGAAGTTTACGACAATTTCTTCCGCATCGGTGAAGAGATCCGGGCTATTTACGACGCGCTTAAAACAGGCGTCGTTGTCATCGCCCTGCAAAAAGCGACCGGCGCAGACCTGGGGCGCGGCGGCGCGTTCACGATTGAGAAGGCCCGCCTGGCGCTGTCCTTGTTTTCGCATGGCAAGATGCTCGACGGCATTATCGGAAGCGCGAAGGTAGTGAAGGCCAAGAACATCCGCCCCGGCTTCAACCCGGAAGGGCGGGAAATTTTCTACACCCTCCGCAACGGCTACTATTTCGACGCTGGCGACTTGCCGCGCTCGATTACCGATCTGCAAACAGGCTGGCGGTTCTACGACAAGAAGACGCGGGAAAGAATATGCCAGCGCATTGAATCCCATTGCCGTGAGCGCGAGGTGAACGAGGAGATGCAGAACGTGGAGTTTTACGGATGACCGCGCCGTCTGACCTCTGCCTGACCAAGCCGCCCTGCCCGTCCTGGACAGGCAAACACTGCGGCCACGAAGTCCTCTACGGCGTCGGAGGCGTGTTGGAGAAGGGACGGGAGGCCTGAGAGGAAGGTTGGGTTGGAGAACGAGAAAAGCCCGTTCGCGGGGGAGGGGGAAGAGGAATGAGGGTGATTGACATGCTGATTTGCTTTTTCATTGGGCACGAATGGGACAAGTGGATACGCGGCGACACGTTGACGCAAAGGTGTAGGCGGTGCGGGAAGTTTGAGATGAAGGCATTTCGGAGGAGGAAATGAAATTCACGATACCGATTGAGCCAGTCGGCCAGATGCGGGCCAGGCACACAAGCGCCGGGAAGTTCAGCCGCACATACAAGGCCAAGCAGCAACAGACCGCCGAGAACAGGCTTCTCGCTTTTGCGGTGGAGCACAGACCAGACACCCCGCTTGACGGGCCGCTGGAAGTCAGGATTGACGCATACATGCCAATCCCAGCCAGCATGAGCAAATTCAACAAAGTCCAAGCCAAGATTGGCGAACTGCGCCCGACCAAGAAGCCGGATGCCGACAACATCGCCAAGCACTTACTGGACTGTTTCAACGGCATCTTTTGGACCGATGACAAAAACATCGTCGGGCTGATGGTCAGAAAGTTTTATTCTGACATCCCAAGGTGGGAAGTTGAAATACGTCAGGCATGGCCAAATTTCGCGCCAGGATGCCGCGAGAGCGTTTCTAGGGCGAAAGTCGATAAACGGGAAGGGGGAAGCGTTTAAACGCGGGAGATGCAAAATATGAGCGAACATGAGCACACACCACCGATCAAAATCACCGGGGCAAAATGGAAGGCGCCAGGAATGGTCAACGTGATTATCCGGGGCGAGTCGCGCGTTATCCCCTGGGAGGAGGCTATGGAACTCGCCAAGGATATAACCGAAGTGCTGCAACTGGAGGTCAGACCATGATTTACGCGCACTACGTTGACGAGTGGCCGATTGGGTACACGGGGGATGATCCGCAGATACTCGAAGCATGGACAAAGCTGTTCGCTTTCAAAAACGTGGATGATTTCCGGATTACGCGCACGGCAATGGAAGGGCCGACATGGGAACGCAAAAATGCGCACATGCCCAACATTTTCGATGACACTGGCAAATTTGGGGATGAGGTTGTCGTGTGCGAGATCGTTGAGGTTGAGACATGACGAACACCCGAGACATAATTTGCGCCGACAGATGCACAACGCGTAGGCCAGCGCAAGACATCGCGGACGCGCAAGTCTGGACAATCCTCGAAGAGCTCCACCCGGGGCTACTGCTCGATGTGCAGAAACTCAAAGGACCAGGTGAGAAACTGCACATCCCGCACACGCTCAGGACCAAGCGAGAGCGGGCCAAATTGCTGGATGATGGGGTGATGACGTTGCGCGAACTGGCGGCGCTGGTCGGGTGCTGCACAAAAACGGCGAGCAAGGCCAGGAAAGAGAAAGGCCGGGAGTGACCCGGCCCGGTGTTATCTTGATTCGATGGCGTCGGCTTTTAAAAATTATCGAAAAATATTCCAAATCGGAACTCCGTGACCAGATTTGTCCGCCCCGCCTGAGTTATGAGCCTGTCAATCTGCCCCCCGGTCGTGTGCCCGGAAAAATACAACAGCCTACGTGGCCCAAGAGCGAGGCCGGTGATCGGGGAGCGGATTTAACAGGGGATAACATGGCCAAGGGACTCACGCCGAAACAAGCCGCATTTGTGCAAGAGTATTTATGCGACCTGAACGCGACACAAGCCGCGATTCGGGCCGGGTATTCTGCAACCAACGCGGGAAAGATCGGTCCTGAGTTACTAGGAAAAACTAGGATTGCCGAATCTATCGCCGAACAAACTAAGAAGCGTGCCGAAAAAACCGCCAGAACAGCCCTCCACGTCCTCCAAGATATCCAGCGCGTAACCCAGACAGCAGAGGCGGCTGGGGACCTTAAAACGGCTCTCAAGGGCCTAGAACTCGAAGGCCGCCACGTAGGAATGTTCAACGACAAACTCGCTTTGACCGGCGACATTCACATCCTGAACGTCCACCGCAAGGCGAAGCCCCGCCCGGAAGAGGGGGAATCCTGATGGATTATTTTCCCTCTCCCACCGGTGAACGCTTTCACGCTTCCGACAAGTTTGTGCGCGGGATCAGGGGGCCGATTGGCTCCGGCAAGTCCGTGGGCTGTTGTCTTGAGATTATCATGCGGGCCCATGATCAGATTCCAGATTCGCGCGGCCGCCGCCGCTCGCGGTGGGCCGTGGTGCGGAATACTTACGGCGAACTCCAAAGCACGACGATCAAGACGTGGCAAGCCTGGGTCCCTGATCATGTCATGCACCTGAATCTCCACAACGCGCCGATCAACGGCGTGTGGACCAAGCGCTTGCCCGACGGCACAACCATGGAGCTGGAGCTTATGTTCCTGGCCCTGGACCGCCCTGATCACATCAAAAAGCTCCTTTCTCTCGAACTCACCGGTGCCTGGTTGAACGAGGCCCGCGAAATCCCGAAAGCCATCCTCGACGGCCTGACCGGCCGCGTGAACCGCTTCCCCTCGAAAGCAGAGGGTGGTTTCAATTGGTCGGGCATCATCATGGATACCAACCCACCGGATACGGATCACTGGTGGTATCGCCTCGCCGAAGAAGAAACGCCCATGGATTGGGAATTTTTCAGCCAGCCCGCCGCGCTCACGTATTCAGCCAAAATTGGTTGGCAGCCGAACCCCGCCGCCGAGAACATCGAGAACCTGGAACTCGGATACGATTATTATTTGAAGGCCGTCCAGGGCAAGACGATGGAGTGGTGCAAGGTCTACGTCAAAGGCGAGTACGGCAGCGTCCAGGACGGCAAGCCCGTCTATCCTGAGTACAACGATGACGTGCATTCGGTCGAACTCCTCCAGCCCATTTCCAACGTGCCGCTGATCGTTGGTGTGGACTTCGGGCTGACTCCGGCCGCAGCCATAACCCAACTTTCTCCCCGCAATCAGCTCCGTGTGCTGTCCGAGTGCGTGGCCACGGATATGGGCATCCGGGCGTTCGCTCGTAGCGTCCTGACGCCGCACCTGGCCGCCAAATTCCCAGGGATGCCGATTGTCATGTCATGTGACCCCGCAGGCGTAGGCCGGGCACAAACGGACGAGCGGACGTGTTTCGATGAGCTGGTCGCCGCCGGGTTCAAGCCGTTTCCAGCGTTCACAAACTCTTTTCTCCCCCGCCGCGAAAGCGTTGCCGGGTTCCTGTCCCAAATGGTGGACGGGGAGCCCGGCTTTTTGCTGTCGCGCCAGGGTGCCCCGATCATCCGCCGGGGTTTTCTCGGTGGCTATCGCTACCGCCGCATGGCCGTGGCCGGAACGGAACGGTTCACGGACGAGCCCGACAAGAATCAATTCTCTCACCCTCACGATGCCCTTCAGTACGCGGCTCTCCGCGCCCAGGGACCGCCGACCAAGGCGGCCAGCCCCTCTAGTGCCAGAACGATCAACCGCCGCGTGCAGGTAGCAATATGATGCAGTCCTCCCAGGGCCTCGGCCTCTCTCGCCCTACCGCAACCATGGACCAGCCGGTCCAGGCGGTCATGGGCAAGTGGCAATCCAATTCCGACATCCAGGCCGCCGAAGCCAAGGCCGCAGACGAGCGCACGGAGATGATGCGCCGCCAGAACACGCCGGTCATCACCAGCCTGGCCGGATACTTCCGGACCCTGTGGGACGCGGCCAAGGATCACAAGCAGCGCAACGTCGAACCCAGGTTGCTCAAGTGTATGCTGGCCCGCAAAGGCGAGTACAGCGCCGAGCAAAAGACACAGATCGCCGAGGAGGGAAGCCCGCCCATTTTCATGATGTTGACGGATGAGAAATGCAGCAACCTCGAATCCTGGCTCTACGATATTTACGACTCGCCCGACGATGAGCCCTACGGTGCCGAGGAAACCCCGGTCCCCGAACTCCAGCCCGAATTGCAGCAGGCTTTGCACCAGGCCGCCGTGCAGACCGTGCAGGCCGCAGCCATGGACATGCTCGAAATGGAGATCGCCATGGGCGGTGTCCGTGACGAAGCCCAGGCCGCGCAGCGACTTCAGGCGCTCATGCAAGAGCAAATGGAAGAGTTGGAAAACGACCTGCGCGACGTGCTGCACGAGGAAGCCAAGGCCCAGACTGAAAAGCTCGCGTCCGCAATCAAGGACGCCGCCGTTGAATCCGGCTGGAAGTCTGCCCTGCTCGAATCCATCCCCGATTTCTGCACCTATCCATGCTCGTTCATCAAGGGGCCTATCCAGGTCAACAAGCAGGTCCTCGAATGGCAGGATGGCAAGCCCTCCCTCGTGCGCAAGACCGTTCACAAGTGGACCGCTCCGAGCCCCTGGGATATCTTCCCCGGTCCGGAGAACCGCGATTGTCAGGACGGCTACCTGATTGAGCGCCATTTCATCCGCCCCAAGGACCTTTTCGACCTGATCGGGATCGACGGCTACGACGCCGACGCGATCCGTACCGTGATCCGCGAGCAGTCCACCGGAAGCATCCGGTCAACCTGGCTGGACAGCACCACGGAAAACGAGCGCCAGCGCCTCGAAGGCCGTGACAACCTGACGAACAATCCCGAGCCCACCATCCCGGCCCTGCAAATTTGGGCCGACGTGCCCGGCTACCGCCTGCTCGAATACGGCATGTCCCCGGACCTGATTGCCGACGCCACAAAGCACTACCCCATCGAGGCGTGGCTGATCGGCCAGTACGTCATCAAATGCCAACTCAACCCCTCGCGTGATGGCCAGCGTCTCTACTTCATGGCCCCGTTCCGGGAGGCCAAGGGCTCGTTCTGGGGCCGTGCGTTGCCTGAGATCATCGCGGACTGTCAAAGCCAGTGCAACGTGGCCGCGCGGTCCCTGGCGCGCAACGTGGCCGTTTCCTCCGGTCCCCAGGTCGGCGTGGATGTGGGCGCCATGCCGCCGAACGAGAAGATCGACGAACTTTTTCCGTTCAAGATTTGGCAGTTCGACATGCAGGCATACCAGGGCGGTTCAACCAGCCGGCAACCCCTGTGGTTTTTCCAGCCTGACCTTTTGGCCGGGGAACTGCTCAAAACCTACGAATTTTGGAACGGCGAGGCCGACAACAAGAGCGGCATTCCGCGTTACGCGACCGGCGGCACCGGCGGCCAGCAGGGCGTCCTGCGCACATCATCGGGTTACGCCATGATGCTTGAGGGAGCCACCAAGGGCATTCAGCGCGTGGCCAAGAACATCGACCGCAACCAGATCGAGCCCTCCATTCAGCGGCTCATGACCGACATCCTGATCAACAACCCCGGCCAGTATCGCGGCGACGTGAAAGTCCAGGCCGTGGGCGCTACCGCATTGCTCCACAAAGAGGCCCTGCGCATCCGCCGCAACGAAGCCATGCTTGCCCTCAAGGGCGATGCCGTCGCGCTCCAGATCATCGGCACAGAGGGCTACGCCGAGGTCCTTCGCCAATACTTCAAGGGCCTGGAATTCGGCAACGTGGTCCCGTCCAAGCGCGAGCTGCAAATGCGGACCAAGCAAGATGAGCTTGCGGCCGTGATCGCGCAGCAGGCCGCCGCGCTCCCGCAGGGCGGTCAACAGGCGCTTCCAAGTGATACGGGGCAGCAGGGCCAGGAGGACGGCAACATCATGCAGCAGAGGGCCATGTGATGCGACTCGACGATGAGAACACAACCAGGATGCTCAAGCGCATAGCGCGGGAAAGGGATTTCCTCCCCTTCCTGGAGGCGCTGGCCGACGCGAACGCAAGTGATTCCCTGACCCAAGAGGGGGCCACAATGTACCGCTCCCAGGGCCGCGCCCTGGCCATGCGCTACTTGGCCAAACTGATAGTCCGCGCCGTTGATGCGCCGTGACAAATTTCGACCCGCAGCCCCACGCCCGGACAGTCCGGAGACGACCGGAGGCGCAGGCCATGAATCATTAAGGGCAGTACCGGAGACTCTTTAAAGAGCCCGCGACCCCCGGCCGGAGACGCATAGCCGCCCGGAAGGAAGGACAGAATGGAAGGTTTACCGAAGCAGGTTCAGGAAGCGCGAGCAGCAGCAGACGCGATCATGGCGCGATTCAAACCGGGCGATACCTCTCCGCCGCCGCAAGAGCAGCAGCAGGCCGCCCAGGAGACGAAGGATACCGCTGTCCAGCAGAACGCGGCCCCGGAAGTGCCGAAGCTCCCCGACGCCTCAGAAGAGACGTGGGAACAGCGTTTTAATGCGATCAACGGGAAATACAACGCCGAGGTTCCCCGGCTCGCGGAGCAAATCCGCGAACTGAAGGGACGTTTGCAGCAGGCCGAACAGGCCCTGCACGAAAAGGCGCAGCAGGCCCCGCCGCAGACTGATCCGCCCACATCGGTAAGCCGCGATGCACTGAACGAGTACGACGAGGAATTCGGCAAAATGTACGACCTCGTGCAGGCGCAGCAGGCCAAGATTGATGCGCTGCAATCCGTGCTCGACCAAGTGCAGGGCAACGTGACGCAGGTACACCAGGCGCAACAGATGTCGGAAGACCAGCGCTTTTGGCGCGACCTGCTGAACGCGGTCCCCGATTTCGACCAGCTCAACGGGGACAAGGAGGCCGGTATCAAGGCCGACCCCAGATTTTCCGAATGGCTGGAAGGAATCGACGGTTTCAGCAAGATGCGCCGCCGAGACATCGGCGAAAAGCTCATGCGTGACCGTAACGTGGCAAATATCAAGGATTTCTTCGATACATTCAAGGCTTCTCGCAAATCGAAGCAGCCGCCGCCGTCGCCCAATCAGATGCACACGGAGCCCGCGTCTACCTCCACAAATGTGGACACGATGCAACCGCAGTTCCAGCAACAGCAGGGAGAAACTTTCTCCAAGGCTGACGTTGACGAATTGTATAGGCTCAGACGTGTTGGATCCTATCCATTCGTCTGGCGTGGGCAGGTCTACAAAAGCGATGCGGACACAAAGCCGATTTGTCAGGAGCTTATACGCGCCGGGATAGAGGGTAGAATCCGCTAGACCAGGCTTATGAGGTTCCAGCTATGAATCAGTTTCCTACCGCACCGGGCGTTCCGTCTCTTGGATATTACATCCCGGAGCTATACGCCAACGAATTGCTTGTGGAGTTTTATATCTCCACCGTCCTCGCGGCCATTTCCAACACGGATTATGAAGGGCAGATCAAGAGCCAGGGTGACACCGTCATCGTGCGCGCCCTGCCGTCCATGCAGATTCGCAAGTACGTGAAGGGTATGAACCTTCAGTACGATTATCTTGAGCCGTCCGAAGTCAAGCTGCTCATCGACAAGGGCCTGTACTATGGCGTGCAGCTCCCGAAGATCGACGTTGTGCAGTCTGACATCGCGTTTGTGTCCAAGTGGGCCGCCCACGCATCGCAGGAACTCAAGATCGAGGTTGACCGCGATTGTTTGAGCCGCCTGCCCGCCGCCGCCCATGCCAAGAACGCGGGCGATGCCGCCGGAAAGATTTCCGGAAGCATCAACCTGGGCAAGGCCGGTGCCCCGGTGGCCCTGTCCAATACCAACATCCTGGGCAAGCTGCTTGAGGCCGTGCAGTGCCTCGCCGAGCAGAACATCGACACCAGTAACCCCGGCAAGATTTGGGCAGTTGTCCCGGCCTGGGTGGCGACTCGTATCCAGACCTCGAAGCTGTCCGATGCTTCCGTGTCCGGCGACGGCGTATCCATGCTCCGCAACGGCCGCCTGGGCGTGGTCGGCAACACGACCATCTACCAGTCCAACAATATCCAGCCCGACGCGGCCGGATGCTACCACATCGTGGTGGGCCATAAGGATTGCTACACGTTCGCAAGTCAGTTGACCGAGAACGAAACGCTCAAGAACCAGAACGATTTTGGTGACTTGATGCGTGGCCTTCAGGTTTACGGCGATAAGGTCATGAAGCCCGAGGGCATCGTTGACCTGTACGTGTCGCCTGCTGCCCTGTCCGACATTTAACACATAACCGGGGAGGCTCCGGCTTCCCCAGTTTTTACCTACACGGAGTTACGAAAATGAAAAGATTCCTCGGGTTTATCCTGATCGCATTCGTGCTTTTCGCTGCTGGCCTCGCGCTGGCCGTGGAAAATTACGATGTGACCACCGGCCAGGACTACGGCGTCCCGGCCAACACGTTTGGGCCGTACACGGTTGAATATTATTTTGATGCTTCGCAGCACAACGGCGGGGACGGCTTTGCCGCCGGTGACACCCTGGATTGCATCAAGGCCCCCAAGGGGTCCGTAATTTATGGGGTCCACTACGAAGTCGTTTCGGGCGAGGACCTGGCCACCTGTACCATCGACATTGGTGACGCCTCCAACGCTACCGGGTTCCTGGCAGATCAGGTGTCCAACTCCACGGCCACGACCAACGCGTTCGCGTTGACCTATGGCGGCACCGCCGGGAAGCAGCTCACGACCGCCGCCGGAAAGGTCCGGATCACGTTCGACCACGCCACGGATAAGCTTAAGGCTTACGTGCGGGCGGTCATCGTACCGTTCAAGAACCGGCCGTAATAACCATATCAGGCGGGGGCCTTTTGGCTCCCGCTACCTGACGAGGATTGAATCATGCGAATGCTTAAAAACACAGTTACGGGAATGCTCTACACGTACCACGAGGGCCTGGCCGAAGCCGAGAATATCGAAGTGGTTCAGGTTGACCATTTGCCCAAGGCGGAAGCCCAGACACCTGTGGAGCCGCCTATGGCCACGACACCGCCCATGCTGACGGGAGAGGGCTCCATGTCGATGTTCGATGAGTCCCCGGTGGGGATCGAATGGCATGGGCAGGAACCGGAACAGGATGAAGCGCCCAAGTCCCTGGATGAAATGACCCGGGACGAACTGATTGCCATGGCCGAGATCGAAGAGCGCAGGCGCGGCGATAATCGCAACCTGTCCAGACTCAAGAAGGAAGACCTCAAAGCCTATATCATGGCCGGGGAAGCGTAAATGAGCGCCCTGGCTGCTGACGTCATCGCCCGGGTCCGGGCCATCACCATGGATGCGGGCGGCACGTTCTGGGGCAACTATTTGACCCAGACCTGGCTCAACGAAGGGCGCAAGCTCTATGTCACCATGAAGCCCGACGACGGCGCAGCGGTCACGGAAGTGGCCGTACAGGCCGGGGCCATGCAGACGATCCCGGGCAACGCCCTGGCGTTCATCAAGGCGATTCGCAACGTGGGCGGCCCCTCCGTCCGCGTTGCGGATATTTCCGACATCGAGAGCTACGCGCCAACGTGGATGGATTCCACCGGGGTATGGGTCAAACACTTCATGTTTGACGACAAGCTCCTCCGAAATTTCTGGATTTACCCGCAGCCGACCGTGAAAAATCCTCGGTTGCAGATTGCGTGCAGCTTCGAGCCCGTCCCGTGTGACGTGTACCTCCCTTCCAATCAACTCAACACCGCCGCCACGCACACAACCGTGGACGTGCCCAACGACGCGGCCCTGGTCGATTACATCTTGGCCCGTCAATACCAGCAGCAGGGCGAGGGCGAGGCGCAGCAACGCGCCGCAAACCACATGACCGTCTTTTACAAGCTCCTGGGCCTGACCAAGGAAGCCGAGGTGTACGTCAACCCCAACCGGCCCATGGTTCCGAACGTGGCCAGTAGCGCAGGTGACGCATGAACATATCCGACCTTGTCCCCTACGTCGCTCCGGAAGTGCCGGGCTGCAACGACGTGGCCATTGAAAGGGCCATCCTCGACGCGGCAAGGGCGTTCTGCGCGGCCACATGGGTCTGGGAACACGACACAAGCGTTTGGATCAGGGCCGGGAAAGATACCGGAGGCATTCGCATTCCGTCCTCCATGTCCGCGCTTGGGATCGTGTCCTGGGAATCGGAGCATACCAACGAACCGCCCATGCTCTACCGGGACGGATTCGCTCGCGTGCGCCGGGATGTGACCAGTGACACGAGATACGACGTGACCGTAGCGGTCCAGCCCGCCCGGACAGAGACGGAAATCCCCGATTGGCTGGATGGCCTGTACCGGGACGCGATCACCGCCCACGCCAAGCATTCCCTGCTCATGCTGCCCGGCAAGGATTGGACGAACCCCGGCCGGGCGCAACTCCTGTACCAAATTTACCGCGATGCCGTGAACAGCGCCAAGCGCGACCGAAACACCAACAGAATGCGCGGCGTGATGCGCGTGCGTACTCCGGGAGTAAATTGAAATGGAACAGTTTTTAAACAATTCCCCCCAGACATTTGCCAATACCAAGACGGTCGAATTTTCGGCGGTACCGGGGTTCTGTTACCACCAAATCGACGTGGGCCTGGGCACGGCCGGAACTGTCGCCGTGCATGTCAATTTCGGGACTGGGTACAAACTCGTAGATACGGTCGACCTCACGGACAACACGAAAAGCGTGCTGGTTGCTGGCCGGGTCAATTCCGTCAAGCTCGTCCCGTCCGGTGTAAGCGCGGGCGGATACAACGTGTGTTACTCCGCAGGGAGCATGTAGCCATGATCCACCCGGTCATCTGCAACCCAGTGCTCAACCCGCTGGTTGACGTTCTCAACCCTGTCGTGTGGCGTGCTGGCGGTTCCTACCCCGCGTCCCTCGCCCTGATGTGGCGCGACACCTCGAATGCAAAACCCCTCCGCTACATCACATATAACGGTAAATATCTGGTGGTGAAAAATGTCTAATTACAAAATCGACGGCGCGGTTGCTCCTCTCTCTCCTGCCGGGGCGAAACTGTTTGGAGCTGATGTGGCAGGGAATGTAGGATGGTTCCCGCACCCCGGATCGCTCGGGGCCTACGGGTGCCTGGGCGGGCAATACGTGCTGGATGCGGCCGGCGTCGGCGTGATCCCGGCGGACGATGTGCCCGCAGGGTTCACGGCCCTGCCTGGCTGCGACATGCCCGGGCACGCGAACTGGGGTAACTACCGATACCTCGATGGCTCTGTCATGGTATGCATCGCGGCAACGTATTACCGCGTCAATCATACCGACAACCCGACTCGCGCAACATATAATCCGAACGACATCGACATCAAATTCGCGGACACGTTTGCGTCCCGCGCTGCTGCCGCAATCGCCGGCTACGCCCTGCATCGGGCGTTCGTGGACGGCGGGCAGGAAAAGCCCTGGGTGTTGGTGGACAAGTACAAGTGCTCGAAAGTCGCCAAGGGCACGGGTTACGTTGCCGCATCCGTGCTGAATGGCCTGCCGCTTTCGGCGGCGAGCGACCACAACCCGATTGCCGACATCAGCGCTGTTAGCCTGGGGAACATCTATGCGTCCTGCATCGAGGCCGCAAAGGGTCGCGACGGCGACAACGGGGTCAAAAACACGTCGAGTCAGTTCTTCTGCGTCTCTGTGTTCATCAGGTCCCTGCTCGCCATGCTCTCGCTCGCGCACGGGCAGCGGGCCACATCCGCCGCGCAGGCCGCATGGTTCGACGGCGCTGCCGTCAAAAACTGGCCAAAGGGCTGCAACAACAACGCACTGCGCGACGTCGACGACACGACCGTCATTTATCAGTCCGACGGCTACAGCAACTGCGGAAGAACAGGCAGCGGAGTGCCTTTCGAGAAGACCACGCACAACGGCCAAGCCTGCGGAGTCGCGGATTTGAACGGGCTGATGTGGGAAGTATCGATCGGTATGACCTGCATAGCGACGACAAAGAGCATCACCGGCGCTACGCAGGCCAACCCTTGCGTCCTGACAGTTCCAGGCCACGGACTGACCACTGGCCGGATCATCCAGGTTGTGTCTGTAGTCGGCATGACGCAGCTCAACGACAAGTTGTACACGGTAACCGTCATCGACCCCGACACGATCAGTCTCGATGGTGTGGATTCGAGCGCCTATACGGCCTACGCGTCGGCTGGTTCCATCGCCTACGGCAATTTCTACGCGGCGAAAGAGTCCACCAGAATGCGCGATTTTACGTCGGGCGCGAGCATCGCCACGGACCACTGGGGCACAACAGGCGTAGCGGCGATGATGGACGAGATTGCGTTGCCGTTGGCCGCTGAGTCTGGCGGGTCGTCGATGGTGCGATACATGGGCAGCGGTTCGCTATCACCTGACACGTCTGGCCCAGGCTACATACTGACAGGCCTCGGCCACCCGAAAGACGCCGCAAGTCTGACCGCAGCCGGTGCAGATCTCTTCGGCAGAGACTACATCTACCAGTATTTCAGAGACCAGTTGTGCGTGGTCGCCGGCGGCTACTGGAACTACGGCTCGTACGCGGGCGTGTTCGCGCGTACTCTGAACCACGCGCGGAGCAACTCCTATACCCACGTCGGGCTGCGCTGCGCCTGTTATCCTGAATAGTTGCGCGATAGCGCAACACTGAGAATGCAATGAAGAAACACAGCCGGGAAGGGGTCATAACCCACAAATTTGTTGAGATGATGAAGCTCATGAACGTCTATCTCAACCACTTCCCAAAACACGAGAAGCAAGCGCTTTGCTCCCAGATCAGAAATACAGCCTACGGGCTCTTCAACCTAATCACCGAGGGGTACAAGCGCTACCACAAAAAGACGACGCTGACGCAGATCGACGTGATGCACGAGCAACTGCGCATGCTTGTCTACCTTGCGTACGAGCTCGGCTACTTCCGCTTCGGCTCCGGCGAGATGCTGGAGGTCGGCGCAGAGGAACTCGAAGGGCACCGCTACATGGCCATCAGCAAGCTGGTGGATGAACTCGGCAAGATGATCGGGGCGTGGATCGCAAACGCCAAGGAAAAATGCGAATGGTGAAATTTAGGGCGGCCAACGAAATGTGCGTGATCTCCGGCGGCAACTGGAACAACGGCTCGAACGCGGGCGTGTTCGCGCGTAATCTGAACAACACGCGGAACAACTCCAATAACCACGTCGGGCTGCGCTGCGACTGCGCTCTCTCCTCATACTCTGTACAGAGACAGTGGAGCACAGGGATTGGTCGTCCGGGCCGCATGGCCGAATTATACAGGCCCGCCAATTCTGGTAGCAATCGCGAACGTCTGGGCGGGGTTTTATGAAGCGCATCGGGAATCTCTTTGACCGGGTCGCAAGCCGTGCCGGGCTGTATGACGGCTATCTTGCCGCCCGTAGGGCAAAACGCAAGACGCACGCGTGCCTGGCGTTTTCGTCCAGACTCGGGGCAGAGATTGAAGCGCTACACGAAGAGCTTGTATCCGAAGAATATTTCCCGAGGCCCTATCGGGAATTCGACATACCGCACCCAAAGCCACGCAGGATTCACGCACCAGACTTTAGGGACGTGGTTGTGCAGCATAGTGTTTATGGCGCGATCTACCCGATCCTGAATAGATCGTTCATCGATAGCTCCTGCGCCTGTAGGATCGGCCTCGGCACGCACGCCGCGAGCGACTATGCCTTTAAAGCTCTGCGCGCCAGCGATCCGGACAGCTACGTGTTACACCTGGATGTGCGCAAGTTCTTCTATTCCATCGACCGACAGATCCTGGCCGCGATCCTGCGCCGCAAGATCAAGGACCGGCGCCTGCTGCGGATCATGGATCTCTTCATGTCGTCCGTAGGCGAGCGCGGAATCCCAATCGGCAACCTGCTCTCGCAACTGTATGCGCTGGCGTACTTGAACCCGGTCGACCATTTCATCAAGCGCGAGCTCCGGATCAAGCATTACGTCCGCTACGTCGACGACATGGTGTTGATCGGGTTGGGGCGCGAAGAAGCCCTGAAGGCCAAGGCCGCGATCGAGATCTTTTTGCGTGAAAATCTCGGGCTTGAATATTCGCACTGGTCGCTGGCCAAGGTTCGGCGTGGCGTGAACTTTGTCGGCTACCGGACCTGGGCGTCGCACCGGCTGATCCGCAAGTACAGCTGGCGCAAGTTCAAGAGAGCGGTCGCGCGGGACAAGGATGAGGTGGCGTGGTCGATCATCGCCCACGCAAAGGACACGGCCAGCACGGACGCGATGGGCGCGTGCATCCGCCAAAACGAAGCAATGTATCAGCGCCTGCCAGAGGCGCATAAACGGAGGCTTGCCGCATGACCGAGAAGGAATTCGAATTTCAGACGTATGGCCGGTTGCTGGACGGCACCGAGACCGAGCTTGAAAAAGCCAAGCTCGCCCGCGTCCGGTACCTCAAGATCAAGATGCGCAAGCCTCTGGCTGCCGCCATCGGCGACGATCCGGATACGATCACTGACGTTTTGAGAGCAGTTCTGTTGTGCCATGCGATACAGGCCGGGCTCGTCACCGACGCAGCCATCATCGCCCGGTTGCGCAACTACGTGCAGGAGATGCTCGAGGGCTACGGCGGCGCTGGGGCGATTATGGATGTGCTCGAGTACGACAAAGCCATGATCGGCCAGCACGTCATGCTCGGCTACTTCGCGGCAAAAGCGATGATTGATGTCGCGGAGTCCGTTGAAGATGTTTGCATGATCGACCTGCCGGAAGGCGAGTAAGGAAGCCGGGGGTGGACGCGAAGCTCCACGACAGGCCGATAGAACAGGATGATAAAGAGGCATTGGTGAAGCTGCAAGAGTGGTTTGGGACTGAGGCGGAGACGCAACGCAAACGAGTGACGGAGTGACGATGGAATTAACTGGCCTCGAAATCATTATGGGCGGAGCTATATTGAGTGGCGTTGTGGGCATCGGCACATGGATCATTTCGTCTGCCCGGTTCCAGTCCAGAACGGCATGTGATGAGCGCCACGCCGGAGTCTGCCGGGACATCTGCGCGATCAAGGAGAAGCAGTCCGTAGATACCGGCATCATCATGCGGATGCTCCGAAGCCTCGTTGTGCATTCCGACATCCCCGAGGCCGAGAAAGAGCGAATTTTAAACGACAGGGCGGCGCAATGAAAACCATCCTCGAAAACATCATCGAACCCGCCCTGCGCATTCTCCCGCCCATGATGACCAGCGACGGGGCCAAGGCCATGCTCTTAGCTATCGGGATGCAGGAGTCGAGGCTTGAATACCGGAAGCAAATCAACGGCCCTGCACGCGGCCTCTGGCAGTTTGAGAGAGGAGGCGGCGTGCAAGGCGTGCTCCGGCATCACTTGACCAGCGACTATGCCAAAGACGTGTGTTGGAAGCTCGGCAACGCCGGGACGGTAGCGAGTGTTTACCACGGACTCGCGAGCGACGATGTGCTTGCCGCATGTTTCGCCAGGCTCCTACTCTGGACGCTCCCCGGCGCTCTCCCGGCAAGGGATAACGTGAATGGTGCGTGGGACCAGTACATTGCAGCGTGGAGGCCGGGCAAACCGCATCGGCATACATGGGCCGATTTCTACACGCAGGCTTGGGAGGTGGTTAATGGGCTTTGACATAACCGGCCTCGGCAGCGTGTTCGACTTCGGGTCCAAGCTCATCGACAAGCTCTGGCCAGACAAGTCCGAAGCGGAAAAAGCCAAGCTCAAGCTCATCGAGCTACAGCAGGCCGGGGAGTTCAAAGAGCTTGACGCTCGGTTCTCTGCCATAGTCGCAGAGGCAAACAGCAACGACCCATGGACCTCCCGCGCCAGACCATCGTTCATGTACGTCATGTACCTGATGATCCTTGCTGCTATCCCCATGGGGTTCCTTTTCGCGTTCCGCCCGGATGTGGCCATGGCCGTGACCGCTGGGGTCAAGGGCTGGTTGCAGGCGATCCCCGAGGAAATGTGGTGGCTGTTTGGCGCGGGTTATCTTGGTTACACAGGGTCGCGCACTTTCGAGAAGGTCAAGAAATGAGCACGCTCACAAAGGGATGCACGCTTATATCGTGGCTCGCTGGCCTGCTCAAAATAGTGCTCCCGGAAGAGGGATGCTGCAACGAGCACGATCTTTTTTACGACCAGGGCGGGTCGCTGCGAACAAAGATTTTTGCGGATTGGCTCCTGGCCAAGTGCGTCGTGGCAATCAACGGCGACTGGCAGGGATGGGTAAAGGCTGGAGTCGGTCTGCTGGTGCTCAGTGTCAACCCGTACAGCTATTTTGTGTTTTTTCGGCGTTGAAGAACGTCTAGCCCCTGCGCCTGTGCGGAGGTGATCCAAATCTACCTTTTGTGCGGTGTGTCGGCCCGGATAAAAAGGGTTTCGTAAATTACCGGGCGCAGGGCAACTTTTCAACATTTCGCCTTTGGCGGAATTACCCGACGCCCGCCGGGACCGGGGTAAAGGTCCCGGCTCCTTCAAGTCCCGCAAGGGCCGGTGCAGATAGATAGCAACATGCCGTCTGCACTGTCTGAACCAAGGAGGCCGCATGAAGATCGCCGTCGAAATAACCATCTTTGGGCATCACTTTTCCGAGGTCGTGGACTACCCGGGTGAACCCAGAACGCAAGCCGAGGTAGTGCAATGGATGATGAGCCAGACTGATTTCAAATGGTCCGGGTACGAAACAGCGCCAGTTGAGGACCGGATCATGTACCACCCACAGGATGGAGTGACCAATTGAATCAGCAACGTCGAAAACGGATGCAAAAGAAATTTGGGTACGGATGCTCTCCATGTAAAATCGCGGCAATCATGTGCCAGGAAAAAAGGAATTGCAGCAATCGCCGCAGGCGCAAGCGGAAAAAATAATGATTCTGGGAAATTAAGACAGGAGTTTTTCCAATGTTTTTTCCAACCATAACAGATTTCGACGCGATACAGGAGGCCGACGTGGCAACAATTACCCAGGGCGAGCGGGTTTCAGTGACCTTTGTGCAGGGGGAAAGCGTTGAGCGCAACACCTTCTTTTTCATGCCTGACGGCGTAACCCCAATCTCAGACCTGTCCGATTATTCGGCTCGAATGGACCTGCGGGAATACCCGGATGATCCGGACCCGATCCTGACGTTGACCAGCGAGGGCTCTGATATAGCCCTGTCCAACACGGGGCTGATTGTGTGGGAAATCCCCGGCTCAGTGACCAAAGATTTTGAAGCAACAAATTTTGGCGGCGACCTGTTCGTGTATGCCCCGGACGGCGATGCGGTCATGGTCTGCGGCTTCGATTTTGAAATGACTCTGTCCCATACAAGGAGGGCATAATGGCCTGCTTTTCTGATTATTCAAGTAAGAAGATTCTGGATCACATTTACTCGAACGGGCGTCCGATAACCTACGTCCCGCCCTCGGCCCTTTATCTCGGATTGCTCCGTGACGACAACGGCCTGGCCAACAACACGCCGTCTGAACAGGACGAGGTGCAAGGCGGTTCCTATGTGCGCCGCGCCCTGGACGGTGTCACAAATTACTTTCGTCCGGCCAACGGGTTCGAGGCCCTGCTTCATGCGGATGTCGATTGGCCGACCGCCACGGAAAACTGGGGCACGGTCAATCATGCTGCCGTCTTCGACGCGGCAACCGGCGGAAACGTCCTGTTGTGGAGCCCCCTGACCACGCCAAAACTGATCGAGACGAACGACATCATGGGTATTCTGGCCGGTGATCTTGTTGCCTCCCTGGCAAGCGTGGGCATGTCCTCCTACAGCGCCAAGAAGGCCTTGGACCATCTTTTGGCCAACGGCCGGGCACAGGTCTACACGCCCCCTCCATCTCTTTATGTGGCCCTGTTCACGTCCTCGGGTGGGCTTTCGAGCAACACCCCCTCGTTACAGACCGAGGTTTCCGGCGGCGCATACACGCGCAAACTCCTAAACGGTACGACCAATTACATGGGGCCTGCCGCCGATTTCGCGGCTGCCCTGCACGCAGATATAAATTGGGAGATTGCCACCTCGAACTGGGGCACGGTCACGCACTTGGCAATCATGGACACGGAGACGGGCGGCAACGTGATTTCTTACGGAGCCCTGACCAGCCCGAAGGTAATTGAAACCAACGACCGCGCCGTGGTCAAGGCCGGACAGCTCGTAGCGAGTCTGACGTAATGCTGATCGGTGCCGCACAATTCAGCGCGACGGGGTTCGCTTCTCCCGCGTTCGTAGGGGAAGACCCCCGGCGTTTACTGGCGGCGTCGTTTTTCGCAGGCGGCTCCTTTTCGTCTAAGCTGTCCCTTGAACTGGTCATGGATTCCGCTTTTGACCTTGGCGGGGAGTTGGACGCCCCATTCATCCGGCGGAAGCGCAGTGACGTACAACTGCGTGGCCTGTTCGCGGTCGGCACGAGCGTCCTTGTTTCCCCGGTCATGGTCACGCTCGACGGCAGCGGAGAGCTTTCCATCATTGTCAACTATGCACAAGTCAAGCTCCGTGGCGTCCTGAGTGCTGGCGGTGGCCTCCTTGCCAACGCCGACGCGCGCATGCGTTCGCAGATAGCCGCGCAGGCAGAAGGCGAGTTTTTCGCCCGCCTGTCCGAGTATCAAAAGATCAAGGTTCGCATGGAAGGTGTCGGCCAACTTTCTCCGTTGTTTTCAAGGGCGCAATATTTGACCGGCGTATTCCAGGCCGGAGGCGGGGTGCGGATTTCCCCATGGTACGAGTTGTTTGGGGAAGTGGACGAGGTTGTTAGAAAGCGAATTTGCGTTGTCGTCGCGTCCCTCCCGCGTCAGAAAGTCGTTTGTGTTTCCGCCGTGGAGCCTGAAGACATAACCGTTATAGAGGTAGGTATCTGATGGACAATTTTATCTATATCAACGCCTGCAAAACCACGCTGGCCGAGGACATCACGGAATCACAGGCGACCCTTTCCGTGTCCAATCCAGGGCGTTTTCCGGCGAGTATCCCCTTGGGACAGGTCCTTGTCCTGACCATTCATCCGGACGGGCTCCCCTCCACGCAAGAAATTGTTCACTGCACGGCTATATCCGGGGCGAGCTTGACCGTGGTGCGCGGCGCGCAAAGTACGGCTGCCGCGCCCTGGCCCGCCGGGTCGGTCATCGGCGCGTATCTGACGGCGGAAATGCTGAGACAGATTGCCGACGACGTGAACGGTCACGCCGGGTCCGGAGGATCGGCGCACGCATTGGCCACGACGGTTGCGGCCGGGTTCATGAGTGCGGCCAACGTGGTCAAACTCAACGGCATTCAGGCTGAAGCCACGAAATACATTCACCCGGTCACGCATAGCCCGACCATTATTGCGCAGGATCTGAACAACCGTTTTGCCACGGACGCGGAGAAGGCGAACTGGAACGCGGCAAAGAACCATGCGGATTCGGCGCACGCTCCGAGCGATGCGCAGAAGAATTCGGACATCACGAAGTCGGAGATTGAGGCGAAGCTGACCGGGGATATTTCAAGTCACGGTCATCCGAACATGGTTAAAGATAACACTACTGCTACACTTGCAGCCGGATATGCCGTTAGTACTGCCGGGGCAAACAACATATCAGGTACATACACACCTGTTGTTTCAGATGGAAATATAAGATTTTTCACACTGGTAGGAAATACAACACTTGTGTGCCCGACGGCAGACGGAGCATACTCCTTTATAGTTGATAGGTCAGCTTCCCTTTTCACGCTGTCTCTTTCTGGGTTCTCGAAAGTGACTGGGAGTGTAACCGCGCAGTATGTTTTATGTACTGTTATACGAACGCCTGGGCGCACACTACTGTTCGTAGATAACGTGTGATGGAGATAACATGTTGATTCCTATATATAATATTTCGCACGGGATCGAAATATCCATCTTGTCGAATGTAAATAACCTCAATTTGAAATCGTGGCTTCAGGCGAATACACCTTGGGATGGGATCAGTCCAACAAGGATTCAAGTTACGATTGAAAGCGGTGTTATCATAGGATCTACGAGCACTAGTGTGCCTGCTCTCGTCGTTTCTGACTTTCCAGGGGGCACAGAGCTTCGCATCCTCAATAACGGAACTATTCAGGGTAAGGGTGGAAATGGTGGTAATGGTGGGTATTATAGTAGTTGGTATGATGGGGATGAGGAAAGATGGTTTCACTCAGGCTATCCCCCAACTACAGGTGGCGCTGGAGGCAATGCTTTGTCTGTGGGGAGCCCTTGCTTCCTTACTAACGCCGGTGGGATTTGGGGCGGCGGCGGAGGAGGAGGAGGAGGGGCAGCAGATAGTAGCATTGGAGCAGGGTCTTGGTCTGGAAGTGGTGGGGGCGGCGGAGCTGGGACAATTGGCGGAAGTGGTGGAGTAGCCCCCTCGGCCAGTGATCGCGGAAGTAATGGCGCTCCTGGCACATACGCTGCCGGGGGGCTCGGAGGAACCGCCAACAAGAATGGTGGTAACGGTGGAGGCCCAGGGGCAGGCGGCGGAAGTGGTGAGAGTGGAGCAGCAGGTGGCGGCGCAGGGAAATACATCATTGGAAACCATTACGTCACTTGGCTTGTTATGGGTGATTTAAGAGGAGGCGCGGTATAATGTGGAAATGGCCAAACGGAACTGAATACAGCGGAAGTTGGGCGATAGTCGTTGACCCGGTCACGGGCGTGAACGTCTGGCATCCAGTAGATTGCCCGCGATTGTGGCCCGCGCAGATGAGACAGTATTGGGGCGTTGTTTGGGAAGAACCAACGCCAGCGAGTTTAGTGGACGTTAAACTATCGAAGCAGGCGGAAATCAGGGACGAAGCGGATTTGTTCCTCCAAATGCTTGCGACAGAATACGGTGCCATAGAAAAATTGACATGGGACCAGCAGTCAATGGAGGCGGACGCGCTGGCCCTGGATGCGGACGCACCGGCTCCCATGGTGCGGTCCATCGCGGCGGCGCGGGGCATGAGCGCCCTTGAACTGGCTACGCGCATACAGGCCAACCGGGCACAATGGGTGGTCCTGTCTGGGCACATCGTCGGGCAACGGCTTGGGTATCAGGACCAGCTCGACGCGGCGACAACGACCGAACAGGTAGCGGCCATTGTGCCGGTCTACACACTGCCATGAGAATAGGAACTTCCGTATTCCGGGGGGCAATCAAGGCCATAGAAGAGAGCCGACTTGGTGAAGAGTACGCGGCCGAGGCCGTGAACTGCGACCTGCGCACGGGGGCTATTGTCCCGCTCAAGGGCAAGTCTGACCTATGGTCCGTCCCGGGCTCGGCCGAAAGAATCCACCTGTGGGACGGAAAGCTGGCCTGCTTCACACAGAAGGACATTTCGGTGCTCGCCCACCCGAACAACGACAACCTTGTTTGGACCGGCACGGATTACGGCATTTATCCCCGGCAGGCGTCCCAGGCGCAGTTTTTCGGGACAGGATCGTCCGGGCTTCCCGTGGAGTCCTCGCGTTTTGGCCTGGACATGCCGCCAAACGCGCCTCTTGTGCGTGTCAACGGCGATGCTACAGGCGCCCTGATCCGCTCCACGTCCTACCGCTTCAGCGCCGTGGCCGTGACCGGCGAGGAATCAAATCTGTCCCTGCCTTCCGACGTGGTGGACGTGTACGAGGGGCAGACGGCGGAATTGTATCGGCTTTGGCCCACGGCGGAAATTCCGGAATTTGTGGACAAAATCCGTATCTACCGCGCCGAAACAGATTCCTATGGTTCCCCGTCCTGGGCTTTTGTCACGGAGTTGCCCGCAGCGACCGTGAAGTACACCGATACCGTGGAGGCCACGGAAGAGGTTGCGCAATCTGACGGTTGGCTTCCGCCGGAGAATTTCGAGGGCCTGGTCAATATCGGCAACGGGATTGTCGCGGGCTGGAAGGGGCGGGACATTTACCTTTCAGAGGTCGGCGTTCCAACGGCCTTCCCGGAGAAGTACCGGCTACGCACGGAAGCGACGATTCGAGGCATAGGTGTGACCGGCGCGTTTGCAATCGTGCTCACGGACAAGGAGCCCTCCATCCTTTCGGCTTCGACGCCGGAGTCTGCAACCATGGCCTCGCTCCAATTCGGAGCCACCTGCCTGTCCGCTCGGTCCATTTGCTCGACCAAGTACGGCGTGGTCTTCGCGTCACACGAAGGGCTCATGCAGATCACGAGCGGCGGCGTTCCTTCAGTCCTGACCGAGGGCATCCTTTCGCGGGAGCAATGGCTTGAATACGGGCCGGAAAACATGGTCTGCGTGCCGCGAGACGATAAAATCTACATCTTCAGATACGGCGAATCCATCGGCCTGCTATACGACATGCGCCGGAGCGACTTCACGGAAATCGAATTGCCGTTTGCCGTGTCCGACGCACACGTTGACAGCGCAGGCGGGCGCGTCCTGCTGCTCAATTCCGCCGATTCCGTAGGGGCCTTGGGCGAGGGTGACAACCTGCAATTCCGCTGGAAGTCCGGGCTTTACCTGTTCCCGGACGCAAAAATATTCAGCGCGGCCCGGGTCCTCGGGGAGCAGTCCATGACAAGCCCGGTCGTTCTGACCATCTACAAAGACGGGGTTCCGTTCTACTCCAAGACGGTCACGGATCAACGCCCGTTCACCCTGCCCCCTGGCCTGTATCTGTCCATGCAGTTTGAGATCAGCGGAGCGGCAAAGGTGGTCGTGGCGCAAGTCGCAACCGACATGAGCGAGCTGAAATGAGCGCCAAGAAAGTATCCATCCCGCCGGTTCCGCCAGGCCTTGATCCGGAGCTTCGGCGGTTCCTCGACGCAGTGCGCACGTATCTACTGGCCAGGGACGGGCAAACGAGCGTGGCAAGAGCGGACGATAACACCCTGATCACCAAGCGCGACTTGCGGGAAATCCTGCCCGGCCTGGTGGAAATGCTTCTCAAAGAGCGGGGGCTATGATGGCACAGCGGATTTATGCGCGGATCGTGATGACCTGGGATTTTGAAATCATCGAGAGTGAATCCTTCCTCTACGACGGGCCGGTGGACTTGTGCATGGGCAAGATGGGCGGTGCGGATTCCGAGGCCGGCGGCGATGCCGGGCGTGGTGAAGGACGAAACGGCGGCGGCTCCGGGAGTAGCGGCGGCAGCGAACGCGGCGGCTCCGGGAGTAGCGGCGGGGGCTTCGGCGGTTACGGTGGCCTTGGTATCGGAAACCCCGGGAGCTACGGTGGCAAGAACGATCCTGGCCGAACAAGCGAAGGTGGCTACAGCAAAGGCGGCGGCGGGGACAATGGGTTTGGCGGCTTCGCGGGTAGAGAACGGTCTAGCGCCCCCAGTTTCGGCAGCGCGGACGCGGCCTACAGCAGATCTGTTCATGCCTCGGCTCCGGACATGAGCGACCAGATTTCAGGGCTGACCGGGCGGCAGGTCACGCGCACGGACGTGGGCTATGTGGACGATACAGGCACGCGCATGGCCTATTCGTCCGGAGAACCAACGTCTTTTGGCGCGCAGGCCACGGCCATGGAAAACAATCTCGGCCAGTCATGGGGCGGGGCAAAGGCCATGAGCAGCATGGCGGGGGATGCGCGGCACGACGCCAGGCGGTCCCGGGCCAGAGAAATTCAGAGCCGCGTAACCAAAGACTTGCAAGACCCCTTCGGGCTGAACGTGGACCCGCACCAGGCTTTTGCCGCCTACAACGACGTGATGCACGGGATGTACGACAAGGCGGTAGCCGTGGGAGCCATGACCCCGCAAGAAGTCGCTGACGTGCAAAGCGCGTACAGCAGCCCCATGGACGCAGTGGGAAAAGCCCTTGGCTTCGGGCCGCCCAAAGACATCACAACCCCTTACGAGAAGAGCGTCACGGCCATAGCGGCGGGCCTGGTGGACCCGACCACCGGGAAGTTGACAGCCAAGGGATGGGCGAATGTGGCCGCGCCGGCGCTTGGAATGCTGGCCGGTCCCTTGGCCGGTTTGGGCATGAGCGTGGCGGGTATCCCCGGCGCGATTGCCGGGGCCCTGGCTCCGACTGTGGCCAACGCCTACGCATCCAGCGGCGTGCCCACGTCGAAAGCGTCAACCGTGGTCGGCGAAACGGCAGCGGCCTTTGGCCTCAATGCCGCTCCGGTTGCGGCGGGCGTGGCCTATGGCTCAGTCATGGACACCATGGCCGGGGCGCAGGATTACGCAGGAACGCAGCCTGAATCCGTGGCCGGCATGGATAGCAACCGCGAAGGGGCTTCGCAATTCGAGTCCATGTTTTCCGGATTCTTCACCAAAAAGAGCAGAAACAAGCGCAGTTCCGAGAACGAGGATAACGTAAATCCGGCGTTCAAGGCGGCGCGAGAAGGCAAGCGTTCCACCACGTCAACAGCGCAAACAACCGCCCCGGTGGTCCCTAGTGCGGTCACGGCGGTAAATTTCGATTCAATTTTCAGCGGCTTTTTCACGAGGAGGTAGCCATGGGCTTCTTTGATACTGTCAGTTCAATCCTTGATGTGGCCACGACCGGCTACAACCTTTACGCGGGCATCAAGAGCACTCAGGCGGCGTCTGATTATTCAAAGACGCTGGCCGGGTCTGTCGGCCTACAGGATACCATGGCCAAGGAACAATGGGCGATCCAGAAACCCTTGGCTCAGAAGCAGGGGGAGCTCACAGCCATGGAGTTGGACAAGGCCCTCGCCTACGAGCCGGGGATTCTTGATCAGCAATACGGCTTGGCCAAGAACGCCCTGACTTCGCAGCAGGCCGACCTTGATCTTTACGATGATTCGCGCGGTGTGCTGACCAAGTTCTTTGACGAGAGCATGGACGGGCTCGATCCTGGTCAGGAGATGAACCGGGCCGGGGCCACGGTTGAGAATGCCCTTTCCGGTGCGGACAATCAGCTTGCCCGTAATCTGGCGCGGCGCGGGGTCAGTATGGATTCTGGCCAGGCCGTAAGCGCGGCGCACCAAAGCGCGATCCAGAAGGCCCTGGCCAAGGCAGGGGCGCGAACCAACGCATGGAACCAGACCAAGGCCACGAATTACGCCCGTCTCGGCAATGCTGCAAACGTGCGCGGGGGAATGGCCGCAGATGCCAGCGTGCCGACCGCGCCGACCGTCAATATCGGCAACGCGGCGAGTACGGCGGCCGGGACAACGGCAGGCGCGGCGAATCTGGTGCAGACAGCCAGCCAGGCAGCGAACGCGGCTTTTGCCGACGCGGGCTACGGCCTCAACCGGGTTTATTAGGAGACAGCAACATGAGCGGAATAGTTTTTCCCATTACCCTCGGCAGAGGCAAGCAGGCCGCAATCCGTGACAACCAGGCCGATGAGCGGTTCGAGCAGGACCGGGCGCTGAACGACATGCGTATGACCGGGCTCCGAACACAGCAGCAATTGCACCAACGGGCGTTGGCCGAAGACACTGAAGAAGCCCCGATTCGGAAGATGAAGCGGGATGCCGAAAAGATTTCACTCCTGGCAAAGTACGCCGTCACGAATCTGGAGCGCGTGGCGGATCAGGACGTGCCCGCCTATGTGGCCAAGGTCATGTCTGAAATGCCCGCCTTCGGCCAGGTTGAGGCGCGCGGCAACCAGCTTTTCGACGGAGAGAAGACCATCCCCATGGGCCGGGCCGAAGCGGAAAAACTCCTGGCGACTTTTGCCGACCCGGAAACGGCGCTCAAGCTCAAGATGGAAGAAGCCCAATATGTCGATGCCCAAGGCAATGTGACCACGACCACGGCGGCGGATGCGCAGCGCAGGGGCCTGTCCAGGGCCACGGACGTGAAGGCCGGCTACGACCTGAACAAGGCCCGCGTTGCCGACCAGTTCGCGGAAGAGGACGCACAGCTTGGGCTGAGTGTGAAGCGAGCGAATATTGCGCAGAGCCAGGCGGCCACGGCCAAAAGCCAGCAGGAAAAATTGCAGCAGTACACGGACGGCACGCAGGTGCAAAGCATGACCCCGGAAGAAGCCAAGGCCAAGGGATGGCGGCTTGTTTCCGACTTCAAGACCGAACGAAGCCTTCAGGGCGGCGGACTGGAACCCTATGAGTTTTCCAAGCAGTCCCCGGATGCGGCCACGGAATACGCCCAGGGTGCTTACCTCCAGGACAAGGGCTACAGGACCGAGCAATATTACGACCCTGAAACGGGCATCACGTCGAAGAGGTGGCTCACGGCTGAAGGCACCCCCGTTCCGGCGGAAGATTTACAGGAAGCGGTGGCCGTGTCCCGCGATACAACGGAACTACTCTTGACCGGCCAGGCCAAGGACCCTGCGGACGCCTACGCCAAGGTTTCCGCGTACCGGCAGGACATGGCCATGGTCAAAAAATTCGCAGTCAAGGCGCAGCAGGCGGTAGCCGAGAAACGGGCCATTGTCATGCCCAACGGAGAATCGAAGGTTTTCAGCGACCCGCAGCAGGCCCTTGAAGCGATCATTTCCGTTTATCGCACCAGGCAAGGCGAACTAGGCAAGGCCAAGAAGGCGGGCATGGCGGCATTGAACGGGCAGCAGCAATAAGGAGTCATGATGACTACCGATCCCAACGCTTGGATTTTCGAGGACATCGCGCAGGCGACCGACAACGCAGACCCGAACGCCTGGATTTTCGAGGACGAACCCGCCCCCGCTCCGGAGCAGCCCAAGGAAGAGCCGACAATCTGGGGTAAGGCAGGGCAGGTGCTCAGGTCTGGAATGTCCAATGTATCCGCATTCTCCCCGGTCATGGGCTTGGCTACCGAAATTGTCAGTCCGCAAAATCCGGATGACACGGTAGGCGCGGCAGCATTGCGCGGCCTCGGGCAAGGCGGGCTTGCTATCGGCCAGGCAGCGTCCGGGCTTGTTACGTCCTTGCCCGGGACCATGCTCAAGTCGCATCCCGTGGACAAGATCAGGGAAATGACCGCGCCGTATGCCTCGGATCAGGTCGATAAGACATGGCAGGGAATGCCCCGGCCGCAAGGTCAGGATGCCCTTTCCGAAGCCGTGACGAAGTTTGCCGGAGAGGTAGGAGAAGGGACCGCCGACCTTTTGCGCGGGCCGGTTGCGGACAAGCTGCTGGAAATCGGCAAGGAAAATGCCCAGGAATACGAGCGTTGGGGGAAAGAGATCCACGCCACGGTGCCGGAATATCGGCGCGGCAAGGACTTCATTCATGATCCTGCCCTGTTGCTCAATCCGGAATACATGATCGAGGGCGGCATAAGCGCGGCCGTCTCCATGGTTCCGCCCATTCTCGCGGCCATGGGTACGGGCGGGAGCGCCCTGGTTGCTGGTACGGTCGGCGGTATGATGGAGGGCTTGCCCTTCCTGCAAGAACTGCTCGACAAGGGGACCATGCCCGAAGAGGCCCTTGTTCGTTCTGGCGCCTATGCGGCCAGTTCCGCAGCCCTAAACGCCTTTTCGTTCGGCAAGATGCTCGACGTGGGCGTGATGGACGCGCTCAAGGTTCGCGGCGCGAAGATCATAGCGGCCGCAGGGTGGGAAGGCTTTACCGAGTGGCTGGAGGGCCCGGTGCAAGCCCTGGCCGAACACGTCGGGGATTTGCCCATGGTCAAGAAGGATTCGACCCTGGGAGCCGACGCCATGCAGGGCCTTGGAAAAGCATTCTCGGAACAAGACCCGGCCAGTTTGGTGGAGGCTTTGACAAAGTCCGGGCGCGAAGAGGCGGCGGTTATCCCCGGCGCAATCATGGCCGGTGGCGGCATGTCTTCCGTAAACCAATTTTCCGCACCGGAGCACGGCGAGTCCGAGACCCCCGCAAATCGAGATACGTTCGCCGTCGATGAAGAGCGGCCTCTCGACATCCTGAATTTCTCCATTGACGAGCAGCGCGCGGGCGATGATCCGGTTCTGGACGGCAAGCGCGTCGGCCTCATGAATGCCTTGACCGGATTACAGTCCCAGGGCCTCGCACAGGAGGCCATGCCCACGACCCCGGACCAACAGGTGATTGAGGAACAGGTGGGCCTCAGCCGCCCGCCTGCGCGTCCTGAAGGGTATTACGAGCAGCCTGTTCTTGCCCCGGAACAGGTTCAGGAGTTTGAGCAGGGCTTGAGCACGCAGCCCGGCCCGGTAGAAACCTACCCGGTCGAAGACTACGAAGCCGAATGGCAGGCGCGAAAGGCGGATCAAGACGCCATGAACGAGCAGGCCCGGCTTGAAGCGGAATGGAAGGCCAGGGGCGGCCCGGAGGTGCAGGCCCCGGCTATCCAAAGCGACATCGACCAGAAGGCGCACGAGGCCGCGTCTTCGCCCCTGAATGACAGGTCGGCGCCGACCAAGGAACAGGAGAAGGCGGGCAACTACAAGAAGGGCCATGCCTTTGTGAACGGCCTTGATATTTCCATTGAGAATCCGGCAGGCTCCACGCGCTCCGGAACCGATCAGGACGGCAACGAATGGTCAACGGAAATGCGCAACCACTACGGCTATATCAAAGGCACGCAGGGCGCGGACAAGGACCATGTGGACGTGTTCCTCGGCCCGGACCCAAAGGGCGCTCCGTCCGTGTTTGTTGTGGATCAGGTGAACCCGGAAACGGGCGAATTTGACGAGCACAAAGCCATGATCGGGTTTGAGAACGCGGACCAGGCCCGGAAAGCCTACCTCTCAAATTATGAAGAGGGTTGGCAGGGCATAGGCGCAATCACCGAAATGCCCTTTGCCGAGTTCAAGGAATGGGCGCGGTCGAAGAAGACGAAGAAACCTGTTGGCGACATTTCCAAAGCTGATCGGCCAGGCGCCGAAACAGTTACGGCACCGGCACAGGCCGAGGCCAGCCCCAAGACCGCTGAAGAGATCAAGGCAAAGGCCAGGGCGGAAATGGACGCGGCGGAAAGCGCCCGCTTCGACGCCATGGTAAAGGACGCGGCCAGATGGCGCGGCGCGGCGCGGAAACTTGCGATGGAAATCGGGAGCGATACGAAAGAGCAGCGAAGCGCAGCCCTTTACTTATCCAAGATGACCACCAAGGGCGACCTCGACGCGTATTTGATGCGCAAGTACGGGCTGGCGGCGGACGAAGCCAGGAATATAAGCAACCACCTCACGGCGCGCGCGATCCCTGACGATATGACGGCAACCGTTGAAGACTTCAAGGATGAGCCGTGGGCGAAGGAATTTTCAAAACCCAAAGAGAAGCCAGCCCCGGTCGAGGCCGAGGCCAACCCGTACACCCTCACGGACATTTCCGAAAAGGCGTTTGTCGTCACCGGCGACACGAGGCCGATCAAGGACAAACTGAAAAGTCTTGGTGGCCTATGGAACCGAAAGCATGGCGGGTGGGTGTTTTCCAAGAAGAAACGGGAGAAGGTTCAGGAAGCCCTGGGTATGACCGGCAAGGCTTCACAGGACAGCAACGACGTGCGCAAGGCCGAGGAATTGGCGGCGCAGTATGAGCGGGACGGGCGGACACGCTCCGAGTTTATAGAAGAGGCCCCGCTTAAACTCGGGTGGATTTATAGGAATTCTGCCGGTGCGTTGCAAGAATCGTCTGGGAATGACGCCGTGCGCAATGCGTTTAAGGACGCTGGCTATTCCCGGCCCGGCAGCATTGCCGAAGTCTGGGACAAGGCGGTGGGAGGCAAGGGGGACAAGGACACGGTAGGCAACGTCCTGGCGGTCTTGGGCGGCCTGGAAGGCACGTCCGTGGAAATCACCAAGTCCCGGGATGGATATAGCGTCATCGTGCGCGATGATGACACCGGGAAAACAGCGGGCGTTGTTTACCAGTACAAAGATTACGACCAGGCCAAGCGGGCGGCCAACGCGATCAGCAAGGGCATGGACCCGAAGAGCGAAAATGTTCCCGGCACCCTGGGCCGCAATCGTGCGGGACACGTTGTCGGCGAGGACGCGAACGGCGTTCGGTATTTCATCCGTGGCAACGTGCGGGTTGATCAGCCCGTGGGGATCATCCCCGGCAAGGGCTACCAGATCGACACGCCCGAAAGGCTTTTTGCCCTGGGCGGCAACAAACTGGACTTCCTGACCACGGAAGAGATTGCACGGTTTGACCAGCCGGAAGAGGGCGGACAGCCCGGACAAGCCCCGGACACGTCCGACTTGTCCCGCGACGATTACGCCGACCTCTTTGACGAGGAGCTTGCAGCGGCCACGGCGCCGAAACCGAAAAAGCCCTTGGTCAAACGCACGGCGGAAGAGCGGGCCCAGGACGCGGCCCCGAAAGAGCCGAAGGAAAAGAAACCCCTGGTCAAGAAGCCCAAGGATCAGATGAGCGATGCGGCCAAAAAAATGGCCGATGGTGCCGCCGCCGCATTAAATGTGTTCTCGAAGTATGGCGGATTGTCCATTCGTGTATTAAAAGAAGGTGACGAGATCAACCAAGACCTATACCGCGAGCTGAAACCCCACCTCATGCAGGTGATGGAAGGGGCCCGGGAAATGGGGCACGCAGGCAAAGAGTTGGCGCGGGAGGTTGTCCGGTTCCTCATCAAGGCATTTGGAGAAAAGGCCGCGCAGGCCAAGCCCTACTTCATGAGGTTCGTGGACGAGGAAATACTCGCAGCAGATACAAAGGAGCAGGAAGATGGAACTTCACCTCAAGGACCCGGAAATGTCGAGGTACTGGAAGGCCAAGCTGATTTGGATGATGGACAACGAACCGGCCCGGACGGAACAGATGTTCAAGACGCCGAAGATGCTAATGACATTTCTGGACGAAGCGGCAGCACAGGCGGAAGCCTCGGAGATGCGCCAGCGCAAGGCGGGGACGCCGGAGGACGCGGCGAGGGAAATAGTAATGTCGATGGTGGCGCCGACTCCGGAGGCCGAACCAGAAAGCCCACTTCCGGACGCAAAGCGAAGGATGATTCTGACCTGGGCGGACAGGCTCCCAGACAGAACGCACGTAACCACCGTGTAGAACCTGACGATGTTCTTGTGCCCGGTGGCGCGGTGGCCAGGGCCAAGGCGAATATTGCAGCAATCCGGCTTGTCAAAAAGCTCCAGGAAGAAAACAGGGACGCTACCCCGGAAGAAAAGCGGGTACTTCAGCAATTCACGGGTTGGGGCTCCCTGGCGCAGGAGGTATTCAAACCCGAACACGACCGGGCCGCAGCCTATGAGGCCCGCAGCGGTCAGCCTTTTTACAGCAGTTACCATGCCGGGGCCTATGCCGAAGCCTTCTCGAAATGGAAAGAGAAGTACGGCAAGCACCTGCACCCCGCCCTTGGCGGCTTGATGACCCAAGAAGAATGGGATGCCGCGAAAGATTCTACCCTTAACGCCCACTACACAGACCGGCCGGTTATTGAAGCCATGTGGAAGATGGTTGAACGCATGGGCTTTACCGGCGGCCGCGTGCTCGAACCGTCGGCCGGCACGGGCCTTTTCTTTGGTCTGATGCCCGAATCATTGGCCGCCAAGTCAAAGTTGACCGGCGTGGAACTGGACAGCCTGACGGGCGCGATCCTCGAAAAGCTCTATCCGGATGCCGACATCCAGGTGACGGGCTTCGAGACTGCGAAGCGCGTTGGCGACAACACCCTTGATCTTGTCATTTCCAACTTTCCGTTTGGCAGCTTCAAGGTATTCGACAAGGCCCGCCCACAATACAGCAAGCAATCCATTCATAACTATTTCTTTTCGCGTTCCATTGACGCGGTTCGCCCTGGCGGAATGGTCGTGGCCATTACATCGCACTTCACCCTTGACGCCGGAAGCTCCGGCAAGCTCCGTGAGGAATGGGCCAAAAAGGCCGATTTCGTGGGCGCTGTCAGGCTCCCCGGCACCGCGTTTGAAAAGAACGCAGGCACGCAGGTGACAACGGATATTCTGATCTTCAGGAAGAAAACAGTGGATTCGTTCACCTCAGAACCTTTCCGGCATCTTGCGGAAATAGAAACCCCGCAAGGCAAGACACAGATCAACGAGTATTTCGTCAACAACCCGGACATGGTGCTTGGTAAGCACTCCCTGCAAGGGACCATGTACGGCGGGGAAAACGAATATACCGTGATTCCGGGCAGTGAACCCATTGCCGAAGGTTTGGCCAAGGCGACGAAGAGATTGCCCGCTGACGTTTTCGGACGCGGCCAAGCCAAGGGAGAGCAGGCCGACACCGCGAACAAGGAGGCGGCGGAAAAGGCACAGCGCGAGGGCACCATGGTGGAGAAGGACGGCAAGGTCTTTCTCGTGGAGAATGGCTTTTTGACCGCCCCGAAATGGAGCGAACCGAAAAAGAAACAGGCCAAGGACTACGTGGGCGTCAAGCGCGTAACGCTGGAACTCATCGACGCGATGAGCAAGATTGACGATGACGCCGAGGTGGCGAAGGTCCGGGACAAGCTGAACAAGGTCTATGATGCCTATGTCAAAAAACATGGGACGATCAACAAGAAGGGCAACAAGTTCCTGGAAGACGACCTTGAATTTCCGACCGTGGCCGCCCTCGAAATCGTCACGATGGTTCCCGTGGAGAAGGTCCGCACGTCTGGCGCGAACAAGGGGCAGACTTACACGACCATGGAGCCGTCTGTTCAAAAGGCGGACATTTTTACCAAGCGCACAGTCTTCCCGTTCCGCGAACCGACGACGGCGGAAAGCCTTGAAGATGCAATCAAGATCAGCCGCGTTTATCGAAACGGCATCGACGTGGATTATGTGGCCGAGCTGCTGAAGACAACCCCGGGAGTTGCCAAGGACCAGCTTATCGAGAGCAGGGCCGCGTTCGAGAACCCGGAAACCGGCCTACTCGAACCGAGGGATTTGTACCTTTCCGGGAACGTCAAAGCGAAATTAAACATTGCCAAGGCCGCCTTGTCGGGAAACCCGGCCTACAAAGTCAACGTGGAAGCCCTGGAAGAGGTTCAGCCCGCAGACCTTCCTATCGACGCGATTAGGGTTCGCCTAGGCTCGTATTGGTTGCCGACGGAAATCGTCGAGCGGTTTCTTAAACACCTTGGGGTCCGACATGCTTCAGTGTCCAGAACTCGCGTAGAGGGAACAGAAGGATCCACTCAATGGGATGTTGGCGGGCTGTTGAGCGCGGAAACCCAGAAATGGGGCACGGAAGGCGCGGACGTTCGGCACCTCGTGCTTGATTCTTTGAACCTCAAGCGCACGGTTGTGTATGATGAGGTGCCAACCGAGGGCAACAAGACGAAGAAGGTCAAGAACCCCCAGGAGAGCCTGGCCGCGCAGGAGAAGCAGCGGGTCATACAGGACGAATTCCGCAAGTGGGTGCTGCAAGACGAGGCCGCTTCAAGGCAGATTGAATCCCTCTATAACGAAAAATTCAACGGCCATGTCGCGCGAAAATTCGAGGTCCCGGACATCATCTATTACCCGGGCGCATCGCACACCATTGCCTTGCGTGAAAATCAAAAGGTCGGCGTAGCTCGCGCCCTTCAGGAGTCAACGCTCCTGGCTCATGGCGTGGGCTCCGGAAAAACCTTTTTGCAGATTACTCTTGCCATGGAAATGCGCAGGCTCGGCACGGCCAAGAAGCCCTGGATCGTTGTCCAAGGGTCTACGCTTTCGCAGTTCGCGGCCTCGTTCAAGGCCCTCTATCCTGGCGCTCGTATTCTCGCCCCGACCGAAGGGCAGCGCACCGCCAAGAACCGCCAGCGGCTTCTGGCGCAGATTGCCAGCGGCGATTGGGATGCAATCATTACCCCGCACGGATTTTTCAATTCCATTTCCATTGATCCGGAAAATGAAACCAGGTTCATCATGGAGCAGATTGCCGAGTTTGAAGACATGATTATGGCCGACTTCGATACCTCCGGGATGAGCGAACGCCAACTTGAAATGAATCCGACCGTGAAGGCGATCCGCAGGAAGATCAAGGCCATGAAGGCACGGCTCGAAAAGCTGGCCAATAACAGGAAGGACGCGAACATTTACTTTGAGAACCTTGGCGTGGACGCCTTGATTATCGACGAAGCGCACGCTTACAAGCGCGGCGAGTTTTACACCAAGATGGACAACGTGAAGGGCCTGGATAGGGATTCTTCGCAGCGGTCCATGCAGATGCTTATGAAGTCCCGCCATGTGCAGGAAAAGACCGGCGGGAAGAACGTGATTATGGCCACCGGCACGCCGATCAGCAACACTTTGACGGAAATGTGGACCATGTTCCGCTACATCCGCCCGGACCTGCTTGAAGCGTTTGGCGTGGAGCAGTTCGATGATTTCGCATCCACCTTCGCGGACACCTCCATTTCGCAAGAAGAAACTTCGACCGGCGATTACAAGGACGTGGAGCGGTTCAATGTCTACGTGAACGGCCCGGAGCTGTTGACCATGTGGCGCACGGCCGCAGACGTGGTTATCACGGAAGAACTCGACTACATCAAGGGGCTGCCCAAGATCATGGGCGGCAAGGTTCAGGAAGTGGCCGTTGAACGCTCCGAGGAACTGGGGAATTACATTCGGGCGCTCAAGGCGGAACGCGACGATTGGGACCGCCTGCCGGGCAAGGAGAAACGCGAGCAGTCCCATGTTCCCCTTGTTATTTTCGGACGGGCGAAGAAAGCGGCCATTGACCTACGCCTGATTGATCCGGGAATGCCGGATACACCGGGCAGCAAGGCCAACACGGCGGTGGAAAACATTTTCCAGCGGTGGCAGGACAACCACGATACGAAAGCCACGCAGATTGTCTTTTGTGATATTTTTCAGAGCAGCGACAAAACATTCAACCTGTTCCATGACATCCGTGACAAACTCTTGGCCAAGGGTATCCCGGCAAACCAGATAGCCATTATCCACGACTTCAAAAAAGACGAGGACCGGGCAAAGTTGTTTGACAAGGTCAAGGCCGGAGAGGTCCGCGTCATCATGGGCACTACGGAAAAACTTGGCGTTGGCGTCAACGTACAGGACCGGCTCCTTACCGCGCATCACCTTGACGCGCCCCCCAGGCCCATGGATTTTGAGCAGCGAAACGGCCGTATCCGTCGCCCCGGGAACATGCACCCCGAGGTGGAAATCCTCGTTTACGGAACCAAAAACACCCTGGACTCGGTGACGTTCCAGCAGCTTATCAGCAAGCAAAAATTCATCAACCAAGTTCTCCGTGGAGAAATGCAAGGGCGATCTTTTGAGAACCCCTTTGACGAGGTACAGGCGACGTTTGCGGATATGATGGCCGCATTCTCCGGCAATCCCCTGGCCAAGGAAAAGATGCAGCTTCAATCAGAACTGCGCAAACTCACGATGCTGAAAAGCGCACACGATGATCGTATTTATGGGATGCGCAACGATATTCGAGGACGGGAGCGTGGTATCGAGCATCGCAAAGAAAAACTTGTGATAGCTGAAAAGGCGGCGGCCTTTGTGGCCGAGCATTTCGCGGACGGCATCCCCAACAGAAAAGAACTTAATCAGCGCGTGCAGGATTGGATCGACAAGGCCAGAAAGCAGATTGTCGCCAAGGTCGAGACTGCCAAGACGTATGAACAGTGGCGGGCCCTGGTCAGTGACAAGATGACCATGACCACGGAATTCGACATCGGACATGGCGTCAAGGTTAAGGTGGCGGCGGTTCCGGTATATGCAATGAATTCGGACCAAGTCATTGTGGATCGGGATATTCGCACGGAGTTTTCTTGCTTCGGGCCGCATGAAATCCATAGCTTCACCACGTCCTTTACCGGCGGGGCCGGGCTCATGACCAGGATCACGAACTTTATGGGAAGTGTCCAGGGCGAACCGGACAACTTGAAGGCCCAGATCAAGGAGCATGAGGAAAATATCGCGGCGTTGAAGGTCGAACAGGGCAAGCCTTTCGAGAGACAGGCCGAATTGGACGCGGCGCAAAAGCGATATGATGAGGTCGAAGCGGAACTTGCGCACGCGCTGAACGAGGACCTTGAAGCGGGTAAGGCGGAGCTTTCCGAGGAAGGCGACGAAATAGACATCCAGTACCAAGTCGCCACGGCCACCACGCCCCAGACCGTGGACATCCGCGCCGCCTTCCCCTGGGCAGATTCCATCACCGAGGACGGCGACGGCCGCACGGTTGTGACCAAGGGCAAGAACTCCTTCGCAGTCACGCGGGTTGAGCAGATCACGCCGGATGAGGTAGCGTTCAAGATCCAGTACAAGCGTGCGTTTGATCCCAAGACGGACAAGATTGCGGGCGATTACCGCGAAGGCGAAATCAGGGTTTCAAAGGCTGGCGACAAGTGGACCCTGATGCACGAATACTATCACGCGCTTGAAGACATGGGCCTGGTCAACAAGATGGAGCAGGCTATCCTCAGCGCGGCGGCGAAGAAAGCGGGTTACGCGATGGCCCCGTCCGAGAACCGCGCCTATTATGTGCAAGACCAGCTCGCGGCGCGGGACTTCAACCGCAAAACGCCGGTCGGCCGCATTCTTCAGAAGATTGCCGACATGGTGGATTCCTTCGTCAACCTGTTCACGCGGACAGCGCGCGGAATCGTGCGCGACGTGGAGAGCGGGAAGATGATGGAGAGGGAAACAGGAGGCGCGGACAACGCAGCGGACAGCAAATACGCCCTGTCCGGCCTCCCCTCCCGCGTGAAAGCCGAGCTGCAACCGAAGATCGACTATTTGCGCATGAAGTTCCAGGACAAATTCCTGCCCCTGAAGCGGGTACAGGAAAAGCTCATAAGGGATGGATGGACGATGACTGACGAGGCCGACGCCTACCGCGCGGAAGAACTCTTTTCCGGGAAAGCTGGACAGCGCCTTGAGAAATTCCAGAAGGACAAGGTCGGCAGGCTTTTGGAGAACATGAAAGACCTTGGCGTTTCCCTCGCGGAACTGGAAGATTACCTTTATGCAAAGTACGCCCCGCAGCGGAACGCCTACATTGCCACGATCAATCCGGACATGCCGGACGGCGGCAGCGGTCATACCAACCAATGGGCCGCCGACAAGTTGGCGGAATTCGCCCGGGCCGGAAGAACAAGAAAACTGGAAGCCCTGGCAAAGGTTGTCCGCTCCATCGCCCAGATGCAGCGCGACATTATCCGCAACGAGGGCCTGGAAAAGGACGAAACGGTTGATGATTGGGAAATGGGGAACCCTGATTACGTGCCCCTGAAGGGCGGAAAAGAAGAAACTCCCCGCACCATTGGGACCGGGTTCAATATCAAACGCAGCGGGACAAAGCGGGCCCTGGGCCGGAAGTCTCCGGCAACAGACATCCTCGCGCACCTGTTCGCGCAGGTTGGGGATACGATCATCCGCGCCGAAAAGGCCAAGGTCGGCCGGGCGTTCCTGAAGATGGCCGAGCAGAACCCGGATGCCGAATTGTGGCGCGTGCATAAGCACCTGCCTACGAAACGCGGGATGGTCAGTAAAACCAATATGGCCCGGCTCCGGCAGAAAGAGTCAAGCCTCAAGAAGCTGCTTGCCCTGAAGTCCATCAAGTCGAACACCAGGGCGGCGGCAACCAGGCACCTTGCAGACGTGCAGGCGGCAATCGCGGCGGGCGGAACAAAGCAGGTCGGCAACGTGGTTGATATGTCGTTCCCCATGAAAGACAACGTCCTGACCGTGACCCTTGAAGACGGTTCCGTGCGGTACGTGGAGCTTTTTGACGATGACCTGGCCAGGGTAATGAAGAACCTCACCCCCGGACAGCACGGGCGCGTTGTGCAGGGCATAGCAGCGTTCACGCGGTTCTTGTCGATGGTGAACACAAGCCTCAATCCTGAGTTTGTGATTACCAACTTCGAGCGTGACCTTTTGACGGCCCTGGTCCACCTCTCCGGAGAACAGCGAACGGCCATTGCGCGGAAGGTTGTCAAAGACATCCCTTCGGCCATGCGCGGCATCTACAACCATTTGCGCGGCGACGGGGCCAAGGATTGGGCTGTCTGGTACGACATGTTCAAGGATGCAGGGGCGCACGTTTCGTTCATGGATTTGCGCGGCCTGGACCAGATCAAGAAAGATATTGAGAACATGACAACGGATAGCTCGTCTGGCGCATACGCCAAGGGCAAAGCGGCTACAATGAAGCTGCTTGACTTCATCGGGGATGTGAACACGACCGTTGAAAATGCCGTCAGATTGTCCGCGTTTAAGAACCTGATCGAATCCGGCACGAGCGAATCCGACGCGGCCAGCATCGCCAAGAACCTAACCGTGAATTTTAATCGCAAAGGAGAGCTTGGGCCCGCCATGAATGCGGCGTACATGTTTTTCAATGCAGGGGTGCAGGGCTCGGCCCGTATCCTGTTCGCGCTCAAGAACAGGCGTGTGCAAAAGATGATGGCCGCCGTCACGTTGCTGGCCTTCGGCCTGGCTGAACTGAACGTGCTCATGGGCGGGGATGATGACGACGATGAAGCGAAATGGGACAAGCACGCAAACGAATGGGTCAAGCAAACGAACCTGATCATTATGCTTCCGACCGGGGACAGCGTGAAGATCAGAATGCCTTACGGCTACAACTTCTTTGTGGCGCTTGGGTATGCCCTGTCAGACGTGCGACGGTGGGGCATGGGCGACGGTGGGAAGAACCCGGCAGAAGCGGCCACGTTCTTGTTCAAGGCCGCCATGAACGCTTTTAATCCCATGGGCGACGACAGTTTGTTGCAGATGATTTCCCCGACTGTCATGGACCCGTTCGTGCAGATTGCCACGAATGAGAACTTCATGGGTACGCCGATAGCTCCGGAACAAAATCCATGGGGTCCGCCGAAACCGAACAGCCAGCTTTATTTCCGGAGCGTGTCCAAGCCCTCGAAAGTCGCCGCTGAATTCATAAATTCCGTGACCGGCGGGGACAAGTGGGACCCGGGCGCGGTGGACTTTTCCCCGGAATGGATAGACCACATTTACGACTATCTGACGGGCGGACTCGGGCGAACCGTGCGGGACACATTATCCCTTCCCGCCACGCTTGTTGACCAGGACATTGCCGTGCGGCGGATACCTTTCTTGCGTCAAGTCTACCAAGAACGCGATTCAAGGGTTGACATGAACCGTTTCTATGACAATGTGCTGAAGATAGACAAGTCCCAGGCCATGATCAAAGAGGCGCCGCTTGCCGACCGGAAAGGGTTTGTTCAGGACCATCCGGAATTGAGGTTGCGCAAGCGTGCCGAAGGGCTGAAGCGCAGGCTCAGTACCCTGCGTAAGGAAATGTATCGGCATCAAGACGCCGGGGACAAGGTTAAGGCAGCGGAGGTTGAGGAGAGTATGCGAAAGCTGGTTGTGAACTTCAATAAGAAGTTCAACGAGGTAATGAGTGGAATGGGTCGTTAACCTAGTTATCTACTACGTGATTGCGATTTACCTATGGCCAGTAAGGCGGTACAATCCGATTCATATTATTTGGGTGGTTCCGCTGTTCTGCCTGCTCTTGATAGCCCTGCCGTTCATCGTTGTCCCGATACTCCGGCCGTAAGAAATAATCGAAGCCCCGTCAGAAATGGCGGGGCTTTTTTGTGGATCAATGAACCGCGAAGTAGCTTTCTTTTTTCACACGGACAAGGCTATATCCGCAAACTTTCTCTTCTATTTGCACGGGGCTGCCCATGGTGGCCTTGAGTTTCTGTGCGTACGACAACAGTTCGTCTACCTCTTTCTCCCCAAGATAAACCGTTGTCGGTTCAAGTCCGGCGTTCTTCAGGCTACTGGCGGCGATGATGATCCGGTCCACGATGTTGGCGCGGACTGCGCAAGCCGGGGGACGGATACGGCTTCGCCCACCCGTTGTTGACCAAGGGAACCATTGTTTACCTGTCACTTTTTCCATCACGTAGAAAATGAGGTCATAGGCATCGTCGCTTTTGCCCGCCCGGTCACAGGCCCGTTCGACGCGCCGGAAGAGTGCCGCCTCGTCAACGGGCGAAGCTGCCCCATTCTTCGCCACCCATGAAGCCAACTCGTTGGCCGCGATCCTGATTTCCCTCTCTTGTTCATCCGTAAGGGAGAACATGGACAGATCAAGGTCAGCGAGGACAGCCGGGGCCATGGGAACATCGCGGCTTTCAATTTCCGGCTCTACAACGATCCGGGGTGATCCATCGTCCTTCGCATCCTCTTCGTACTGCCTGGCGGCCATGTCCCGGAGTTCTTCCCATTGTTCTTTCATGACTACTCCCCTGTTTTCTTCCCCGGCCCCAACTCATCATCCACGACAACCGCCGCACGCTTCAGCGCATCGTCTGACAAGTGCGCGTACCTTTGTGTCATGGCCGAACTTGAGTGAGTGAGAAGATGCTGGATTGTGTAGAGGTCGACCTTGCCGGAGCTGGCCAGCGCAGAGGCGAAGCTGTGACGCAGGCCGTGGCAAGGCCGGAAGGTTCCCGGCAGGCCGGCCGCGTCCCGGACCTTCGCACCGACCGTCGTGAAATTCTTCCTGTGCGTCCGTATCCCCGGCCAGACATATTTACTTTCACCCCGCTGCATGTCCTTGAAAATGGACAGCGCCCGGGCAGACAGCGGAATCTCTTTGGCCTTACCGCTCTTGGCCTTGACCGCCTGGAGCCGCAGGAACCCCGTCTCGAAATTGATGTCATCCCATTCGATGGACGCCAGCGCGTTCTTGCGGATGCCGGTCAACAGCATGACCCGGAAGAAATCTGCGTCGTGTTGCTCCGGCCATTCGTCAAGGGCCTTCCAATACCTCGCAAGCTGTTCTGGCGTCAGGCTTTCCGTTATCTCGTTGTCAAAACTCGGCAGGTCCGGGTTCAATGCGGACGGCGGGATAAGCCCCTTGTCTGCCGCCCACTTCACAACGCGCACAACCAGGGACATGACCTGCCAGACTGTCCCTGGTGCTTTCCCGGCGCGGTGCAGTTCGGCCCCAAGTTCTTCGACCTCAAGAGAGGTGATAGATGCGGCTTTTCTGTTCCCGAATCTGGGCAGGACGTAGTTCTTGTAATAGGACCGCGTGGCCGGGCTGTTTGCCTTCACGACTCCGCAGCGGATGTCCCAGGCCTGGGCCAGGGTGAGGTCCTTGTATCCGTTCGTCTCGGCCTTCTCCACCTCTTCCACCCTGCGTGACCGCCAAGCATTCGCCTCCTGGGGCGTCTCTGCGATGCGAGTATCCGGCCCGTCACCGATCAGCACCTTGGCGGGTTCTTCGTACAGTTTCCCGCCACGCCGAAACGTCACATAGAATCTTTTGATGGATCGTCCAGAACTGGACTTGCCGGGGACGAAGTACACTCCCGGGTATTTGGTCTTGGTCCTGATAGCCATGTCGCCCCTTTTCTCTTCCCAACTTTTTTCCCAACTTGCATCGAATAAATCATCTTTTTTTAGGGCCGCGCTCACGGGCTACGCGGAGGGATTTACGGTACGGCTTGCGACGTAGTTGTCAAGCTCTGCTTGGGCGTACCTGACGGCCTTCCCCATTTTGACATACCGTGGCCCAAAGTTTTTGCACCGGCCTTGCTGAAGCCATTTTACCGACATGCCGAGATACTGCGCGGCGTCCTTTTCGTTCATCATGCGTTTGTTCATTTTCTAACCTTCCAGTTTATTTCTTTCGCGCACTTCGGGCACACCCACACAAATTCCTCATTGGGGCGGCAAAGCATCCTGTCCTTTGTCGCAACCCAACCGGCCTCCATCGCGTGCGTCATTGTTGGATACATCGTGATCGTGTCGTTCTTTGATGCCTCTGCGTCCTCATCGGTAAACATGTACGGAGGGCACACAGCACAGACGACTTGAAAATTCAAGTCGAGTTTTGTGTCACGGTAGGCCATCATTTTTAGTAGGCTCATCTCAAAACCTCACACACCCACCGCCAACGCGGGTTTTCTGTTTCTCATCATCGCTCAAATCCTCCCACTCCCTCATCGCGTCCCAGAACGCACTTGACGGCCTGCGTTCCCATGGCATCCCGTCCTTGCGCAGTGGCCAGGGGCCGCAGTTGTAGTTTAGCTCGAATGTCCAGCCATTGTATTCGTAGACTGGCGCAGAACAGATGAAGCCGTGTAGGTGGGTGCTCATCCTTCCCCCTTGCAATCATCCGCGCCTTCGTTGGCAATCAGCCGGTCCACCTCGGCGCGGGCTGCATCGAGTATCTTTATCAACTCCCGGCCCGGTATGTTGTCGTCTTCCCAAAACTTACCAGCACAATCTAACTGTCGGATGCACTCCCTCTCCCACGCCACCGCCTCCACCAGCGCGTCGTGGCGGGCGAGGAGGGCGGCGTAGTCGGATCTCTTTACCCTTACACTGGAGGCTGTGAAATTAAGTTGATCGTAAATAAATTCATCACAAGCCTCCTCCATTTGCTCTTCTGTGTCGTAACCGTCTAGCCATAGGTTGACTATATACTCAGGCATCACTCACCTCCTTGCGTTTCTCATTTCTCCTCCAGTGCACGACGGGCAATCCTGCGCATTTCTTCCGGGGCAGGGGCATCTACCCAGTACAGCGTTGATATTTCTTTCAGCGCCTCTTTCAGCCTCGCCACGTGGGCGCGGAGGGTGGCATCCTCGGCCTGCAACTCGCACATCCCGTCCACGCATTCGTCAACCGAGAATCCGTGTTCGCAGGCTGCGGCTGTTTTGATGTGGCCCATTTCGCGAAGGGCGAAGAGCACGGAATCAATCGACTCCATTGATGGGTTTTCAACGTCGGCGGCAACGCGCTGGACGTTCTGGATGAATCCAGGGTCAAAGAACCACCCCATACTAGCGGACTTGGCGTCAGCCTGTGGTACGGATTTCATTCTTCACCTCTCGCTTTCTTCAGTGCAGATTCGGCCATTGCGCCGTCTTCCTCGGTTATGTGGGCATCTCCATCCCGGTCGGACATGAGCAGTCGCCCGTAGATGCGTTCAAGCGCGGCATAGAGGTCTGGCGCTGCGGCTATGAGGTTTGCGTTGGCCTCCATCATTTTTCGCCGTCCTTGAACGCCACGCGCTGACGTTGCGCAAACAGGATTCCCGAGGCAGTCTTCAACGATCAATCGGCCTTCTCTATCTGGGGCAATCCCGGACGTTACTGACCATGGGCTAGGGCTTGTCATTTTTCACCTCCGCAGATTTTATCAATGATGCCTCGCGCCGGGTCGCCCTTGTCGGGCACGACGATGTAACCCATCTCCACACCGTTGCGGATGAATTCCCGCAACCGCTCAATCTCCTCCGCGCATTTCAGCATGTTTTCCCGCAGTAGCTTGGGGCCTGCGCCAGCCCGGTGAGACTGGACTTCCGCGACGTTGCGCAGCCAGCGCACGGCGTCGAATTCGTATTTAGGCATCGTCGTCCTCCTCGTCGTCTATCGCGTCCCTCCAGATCTCCTCGATCATCAGCAGCACATTCGCCCGAGCCGCTGGCGTCAGCTTGGCGATCTTCGCCCAGGGTGCTCCGTCAACCTCGTAGTGGATCGCGTGATAGAGTTGGTCGCGTAAATCAAACCAGATTTCGCCGTAAGTGAACCGGCAGAACAAGTGCTCCCTGACCGATTCGCAACACGCGCACGTCTTGTGCGTGCTGACGTCGCCGTCGTAGAGGTAGCGCTCGTCGAGGTACGTCTGACCAGTGAAGATTGTCCCCAGGCACTCGCTGCACCGATGATTCTTGACGGCGCAGCGCTTGTTGCTGGCCAACATGGTGACATAGTCGTCGTTATCGACAGAAAAACATGCGCATTCCATCACTCCCTCCACTCGTGCCCGCAATCCAGGCATCGGTTTTTGTCCTCGTGCGTCCGCTCCACATCGCCGTCACCACTTACGCGCCGGTCCGGGAAGATCATCACCGTCCATCGGCGCGTGTATGTCGTGACGATGCAGGTGTCCTCTGAGTTGCAGTTGGGGCAGGTCATGCGGTAACCTCCAACTTCTCAACCGTGATCCTGTATTCAGGCTTTCCGTTACAGGCAATTTCAATAGGCTTGCCGAAGTGAATGCCGTGCTGTGCGACGGCTACGAGCGCGTCCATGGTTACGTCCTGGCGATCTGCCGCCCATGTCATGCCGTCCTTTAGAACTGTCCCGGCGTAGATCGTGCCGGTCAATGGTGACGCCCCAACGTGTAGTTTCTTTTTCATTCTTCACCTCGCGCTTTTTTGAGTGCGAGCCGTGACGGTTGCAGCGTAAGCGAGTCGGGTTCATAATCTCCTTCAATCATCGCGTTGACGAGATCGTGGAGTTCAGAAAGCGCCTCGTACATCTCCGGAGCAGCGGCTATGAGGCGAGCGTTGAAAATATCATCCTTGTCATCGCCGACGAAGGCACAAATCACCGTGTCTGTTGATTCTGTTCCTTCATGGCAGACATAAATTTCGCCCTCATTATCTTCGTCCTCTCCGAACTCAACCCACCACGGCCCTTTCGTCCATTTCTCGCTCATGCCGCTTTCCTCCCCGCCACCGGCGTAATCTCGCATTGGAAACTCTCCGCAATCCCGAACATCACCGCCTCGTACTGGCCCAATTCTCGCATGAGCATCTTCAGCATGGTCCCGGTGACGGACACAAGTTTGCGCCACGGCTTTGGAAGACCGAACTGGTAGACCATATGGTCGATGGTGTAGTCGCACGCCATGACCCTGGCCGCCGCGAACTCCGCACAGTACATCTGTCTCCGCTCAAGCCGTGCCGCCGCGATGCGCACGAAAGCGTCCGATGCGCGAATCATCTGCCGGATCGCCGCCGGGTGCAGGGTCCGGTTTCCGTCGGCATCACGCAGCACCATGTCAGCACTAACGGACTCAATGGCGCGGGTGCAGTTTCGGGCCACAACGCCAGCTTGTCGGCGCAGTTTGTAGCCGGAAACTTCAGCCTGCCCGAACGCCTCGGCTGCGCTATGGAGCAGCCCAGCCGTGCAGACGGCGGCGGTTATGGCGCGTTTATTGTTGGTCATGCTGCTTTCCTCTTGTTCTTTGTTTTAACGTCGCTCATGTCGATTCGTACCCACCATGTTCCGCAACTCATCGGGTCCATCTCGGGGCAGTCGTATGTTTTGATGCCAGGCGGGAAGTGGTCCATTTCGGCAAACTTGCACTCTGTTGTAAGCGGCGGCATGTGGATTTCTGAAACCTTCTGGGTCTGCTTGGCCTTCGCCTTTGCCCTTTCTCGCCTTGTTCGGCGCGTTAATTCCTCGTTGTGCGCCATGGCTACGCTGCGCATGTGGGCGGCCCTGTCTTTTGATACGGCTATCTCTCCACCCCAAACTTCGGCAACAATTGCCACGATCCTGCGCTGTTTTTGCACGCCCTGAATCTGAACGAGATAACGAGCAGACCCGTCTTTCCACCGTGGGAGCAATGCACGCTCTGGATACGACCCCCGCTGCGTCTTCGCCACGGTCACATATCCGTCGCGCGTTACGAGGTAGCGCCCTCCGAGATAAGGCAGCGTTGGCTTGTCAGAGATTGGCATCATTTCCGCCTCAACTCCTCGGCCCGTTTCCGGGCCGCTTCCTGGTTCTGCTTCCAGCGCGAATACTCATCCCGGTTGAGCTTGCGCAGGACGTGCTCCTCTGCCATGGTCTTGGCGATGCGGTGGATGGGGGTCAAAACGGAGCCCCATCGTCCATGCTATCCATCGTGCTCATGTCCTGCCGCCCCGTGGTCTGTGCGGCTGGCTGCTGCTGGCCGTCGGGTTTCTTGTCGAGGCCCTGGACGCGGTCGGCAACGATCTTGGTCGTGTACTTCTCGACGCCTTGCTTGTCGGTGTACTTCTCGGTCTTGAGTTTACCCTCAACGTAGACCATGCGACCCTTGGACAAGTAATTGCCGACGAACTCCGCCGTCTTGCCCCATGCGGTGATGTTATGCCATTCTGTGACCTCCACCTTCTGGCCGTCCTTACTTTTGTACGACTCATCCGTGGCGACGGAGAAGTTGGCGACTGGCTGACCGGAGGGCGTGTAGCGCATTTCGGGGTCGCGTCCGAGGTGGCCGATGATGATAACTTTGTTCAGTGATGCCATTTATGTGCTCCTTAATATTCGACAATGACGAAGGGGATTGAGCTAGTGGACAGAAGGGACACAACGGAAGCGGCGTGGCTCGCCGGGATTCCGTTATCCTTGAGCGCTCCGAGAATCGCCTTGTGGATTGACTCGCGGTGCGCCAAGTCTTCAGCGCGGCGCTTTTCCTCTGCCTTGATTCTCGCCTCTTCGGCCAGCCTAGCGCGTTCAGCCTCTTCCTGCTTCCGGCGCTCGGCATCAATCGCGGCCTGCTTCTCCCGCTCGGCCCGTTCAATCGCTTCCAGCCGTTCCCGCTCGGCCTTCTCTGCGGCGAGCTTCAGTTCCAGCTCGCGGCGTTCGGCGGCTTCGCGCTCTTCCTTGGCCTTGCGTTCAGCCTCGGCGCGTTCACGGGCGGCGGCTTCCTCTGCGTCACGCTTGGCCTTCTCTGCGGCGGCTTCGGCAATCTTGCGGTCCCTGTCTTCCTGTGCACGTTTCGCGGCTTCGGCTCGGAGACGGGCAAGTTCGGCGGCTTCGGCCTCGCGCTTCATGGCTGCGTCCAGTGCGGCGTAGAGTTTCACCAGAGTAGCGTCTCTTGTCGCCTTCGCTTCGGCCTGGAACTCGGCAAAGTGATCGTCCACCTCGACAGAGGCGACGTTGTTAATCATGTCGGAAATTGCTTCCGAGCTTTCTGCTGACGCGGCCATGGGTACATATTGCTGAATGACCGTAATCCTGTCCTTTATCCCCTGCACCCGCGCCTTTTCCGCCTCCTCCCATTCGGTTAGGGGGCGGCGGACACGGGCTTGCAGGTCTTCGAGGAAGTCGCTTACCCGCTTGCGGTTCCCGTCGATGATCTTCGGCTTTTCCTTGTATTCGGCGCTCAACGCCTTGCCGGGAACGTCAAACGCGGTCTTGGTCCGGGCAACCAGATACGCCATGGACTTGATTTCCGCCCGGCCCTTGGCCGTGGATACGTCCGTGGTGACGGCCATGGCCTTTTTTTCGCAGGCGTCCAACAGTTCGTCGATTCCCTCGCCCTTCAAAAATATGTCCGTGACCTTGGATTCCGGGATGACGGCCAGGGCGGTTTCTTTCTGCTCGACTACTTCGGCGGTGGGGATGATGTGCAAATTGGTGGCGGTGTTCACTTGCGTTCTCCTATGATCGAGAGGCCGTTCATGATTGCATTGACGACCTTCTGGTTTGAATCGATAAATGCTCTCGTGTTATCAAACGCGGCCTTTATCTCTCTTGCATGGTCGTACCCCTTCCCAAGGTCGACTTCCTGCCCGACAGAAAGTTCATTCATGTGCCCGTAGTAGAGGTTAAGAAACTTTTCCAACTCGGCGTGTTTGACTTCGCAGATGTATTTTTTGTCGCCGGATATGCCGATAACTTGCATTGTGAAAATTCCTTGGGCCGGTATCGCCCCCGGCCCGTTGGGCATCAAGTTTGTGGACCATCCTGGTTGTCATGCCCGAGTTGTTCCGCGACCTGGGTTATCCTCGCTTAACCGGCGTTCTTCTTGGTCCGCTTCGTATCGGTCACACCAATCAGCGAGTTCTTTTGCATAATCTTCGACGCTCATCCCCGGTTCCCATGTCGGGCGGGAAAACTGGCCGGGAAGGTTGTTAGGGGTAGGCATTTGACACCTCGGCGTTATTCAGTTCCCAATTCAGGATTTCATCATGTTCGACGCTTTCGTTGTACGCCTCCACGCCGTCCTCGAAGCAATGCGGCGTGATAGTCAGCGTCCCGTGGGGGATGCCCTTGCAGTCGCCCCAGGAATTTTCGTAGAAGCATCCGCTGTGGCACATGGCTATGCCCCCGCGAGTTCGGCCAGAAGGTTGGGCAGGTGCTTGGCGCGAATCTCGGCAATCTGCTTCGGCGTCCACTTGTTGGCGTAGGCACCAACGATCTTTTCGATTTCGGAATACGCGATCCCCCTAGATTCGATTTCCTCCACCATGTCGGCGCGCATCTCATCGAGCTCGGCTACTGTTTTGCGCTTGGCTCCATTTCCGTTTTCGGGCTGCGACTCGGCCACTGGTTCGGGCACTGGCTCGACGCTGGCCTCGATGACTTCGCCGGTTTCTTCCTGCGCGGGGTGAAGCATGGCGTTAAGGTCGGAGGATGACTGGCCGCGCACTGCTACCGTGTACGTTTCGCCGTCGCGCTCGGTTTCGTAGGTGTCGCGCATCTCCTCGGCGGTCTGTAGGCCCATGGCGATTTCCGGGGCGATGGTGCGGACAAACCAAGCGGCGGCGCGGTAGCGGAGCATTTGTTCGGGCATGGTCTGCCATTTGGAGCCGCCTTTCTGGTACCAGCCTTCCTTCTTTGCCAAGGCTATGGTCACAAGCGGCCCGGTCAGCAATTCTCCGGTGGAAAGCTCCGTGGCCTTGGCGCGGCATCCCCAATCATCCTGGCCCTCGGTGCCGAAGAAGTCGTAGCGGATGGACGAGAACTTTCCGGACTTGTTGAAGGTGGCGATTAAAAACTGTGCGCTCCAACTCGGCCGGCCGTGAACCACCACGAGGTTTTGCATGACCATCATGGGGTCCGCGCTCATTCGGCCAGCCATGTTCAGCGCAATCACGCAGTTGGGCAGGTTGTTCTGGAACGCCTTGGGCACGAGCGTGGACATTGCCATGCACTTGGCGACGCGCTGGATGAGGTCAAAACTCTTGCTGTCTCCAAGGCCGATTGCAGTCACAGGCGCGCTTTCTGTCTGTGCGGGAAGGTTATTCATAGTCATTGAAAATCTCCTTTGCCGTCCAAGCAGGAAGGCTTATTGTCTCAATCCGTTCGGAGTAGGCCGGGAACTTCCCGGAGGCTTTACAGTCGGCAAGGTCGAGCAGCAGTCGCTTGTATTCGACGCGGCCAGCCTCAACGCCCTGCATGTCGAGTTGATAGACGGCCACCGCGTAAGGCGCTTTTTTCTCCACGGCCACGAACACGAATCCCTTGATAAAGCCGCCAGTCGCCACCTCAACGCCGTCCTGATAGAAAGCGCTCTGCATGTGGTAGCGGTAATTTGCGATGCTCCGGGCAAACTCCTTGGG